TATGTATATGACCTTTAAATAAAGTTCTATTTGTTGTAGCACCCCATTGCTTAGGATACTCTGATGCATAAATTAAAGGATTGTTTTTACTACGTTTATCACCGTGCTCAAAAGCATTAAAGTTATTATGCCAAACATGCACTTTTCTCTCTTCATATTTTATATCCCATGTTATCTCATCACTTTCAATTGATTTTGATAAAGCATGTACTAAATGATAAGAAGATAATCTGTCATGATTTCCAGGTACGTAAACTATTACCAGCTCTTTACAGAATGCTTTGATGTAATTGATTGCCCAATGCATTGCGTCAAATGCTTGCACATAAGCCTCTGTAGCACTCATACAGTTATCCAAAGGAGTTCCTGATGTTGTAGTACCATTAAATGTATCCATGTTGATTAAATCACCTCCTACAACAAAGTACATTCTTTCTATATAATTAACAGGAGCTGCTTTATTAATGAGGTAGGTAATGGTGTCTTCAAAATCTTTATCTATTGTATCATTACCTTCTTTACCAAAATGAATATCCTGTAATGATATTACACCACATACAGGATCTTCTTTATTAGTTTTTTTAATATTTGCTTTAGGGAGCTTATATGTTTTAGGTTCCCAGTTTTCCAATAGCTCTTTAAAAAGCTTTTCTTCTGGATTCTTAATCTGAGATACTAAAGCTGATACTCTCCAGTGATCACCCATTTGCTTGTTCCAATACTGTGACAACTTCCATCTATCAGTATCTATTTTTAACAATTGAATTATTTCTTCTGCACTTTTAGGTTCATGATCAAAAGTTCCAGATATCTTACCTTCTCCTTTTTCTAAATCAATTGCTTCTACAACCTGGGCATTTTCTGCTGCCTTGCTAAAAAATATGGATTTTTTTCTTTTTGTTTTTCTTTCTTGTAATACTTGCTTTTTAATCTTAAGATATTCATCTTCACTGATATCACACCGTTCAGCAGATATTCTACTGTTCTTTTTCCATTTCAATGAATTGATTACTTTCTGTTTAATGTCTTGCATAGGGAAAGTTTTTAAATTTACCAAATATACTGAATTAATTATTAAAAAAAAAGAGGCCCCTAAAAGGAGCCTCTCCAACTCTTGTGATAGAAAACCAACAAACTATCACCTTCTGTTGTTATTTTTATTTGCCATTAATTAGCTAAAGTAGTAATAAGAATTTCAATTGGTTTACACGCTGAAGAGTTTCCAGCATCTACTACTTTAATTTTATAAGCTGTACTAGCAATTAAGTTTGTTACTGTAAGATTATTTACAGTTGGTACAATAGGAGTTGGGTTTACTAATACCCATCCTCCTGGAGATACTTGCGTATCTATATATATATTTAAACCTGAACTATTACTCCATATACCATCCCAAATTACATCTACAGAACTTTTAGTTATTATACCTGCATATACGTTATATGGATCATGTTGTACATCATTTGAAGTACATGCTCCTAATCCATTAGATAATATCATAGAAAATTTCTGTATAATAGAATCAAGTCTTTCACCAGAGGATATAACTATTCTACTACCAGGATCACCTATTTGAAAAGATGTACCACAATAACTTACACATTCTGCACATTGTATGTCATCACATCTTTCATTACCAACACTACAATCCGTATATGTACATGGGTTTGTGATTGCTGTATCAGAACATCCGCATTGTGAACTACATTTTGTACAATTACATGCCATTTTTTTATTTTTTATTTTTTATTTAATTTCTTATATAATCTTATGGACACTGATCAGTTATAAACTCTGAAATAGCTCCTGCATTGTAACTTAAATTCCAATCTCCTCCGGTATCTAAAGCAAAGATTCTCCAAGGGAATATTGGTGTTCCTCCTGGTGGAGTATATGTTTTATTATTACCTACTCCCATTACAAAACATCTAATTCCTAGTGATGAACATGTTGCTGCTAATTGTGCCAACCTTTGAACATCAACATTATTAAATGTATCATCAGAACCACTTGGAAGATTATCTGTAAATATTATTAAATATTTAGCAGCACTTGGTCTCCAATCACCCATAAAGGCTGCACCTTCAATTGCTAAGCCTATTGCAACATCCGTTGGTTCTTCACTATTGAAACCACCTCCTACCGGGAAAACCACAGTAGCAAGAGGTGCTATTTGTGAATTAAATGAAGCTTCATTATTTATTCCAAACCTTTCCATTGTTGTAAACCATGAATTAGTGGTAGGCCCAGTATTCATAATTTTTTGATTTGCTGGTAAGGAAGTATAGGCAGGTTTGTCACTATATGTAGTTGATGGTGGTTGTACTGCAGTAGACCACTCATCTACAAGAGTTATACCTAATTGATAATCATTTGAACCTGATTCAGTTATAATTGTATTAACTACTCCAGGTATACCATTTTTAAGTAAAATAATTTCATCTGACATACTGGAAGTAAAGTCAACTATAAACCCACAATCTATTCCATTTGTACAAGGATTCTCTGCCCCTGTAGATGTAAAGTTAGTTGGGTTAATACATACTTGTGTTCCACCTTGGTAGTTAATAGTTATTCTAACGTTATAATTTGTATTAGGAATTAAATTTGTAAATGTAACTGTGACAGGACCTCCTGGGTTATTTACAGTTTCTGTTTGTTCAGTAATGTTTGTAACAGTGTTTATAACATCTAATACATACTGAGCTGTTGGTCCTAATGTATTTACAAAACTAATAGTTGCTTGTTCATTCTGTACATTTGATATAGTTGGACTTATAGGACATGGTATAAATCCTGTTACAACAGTTGTTTGAGTATCTGAACATGATTCTGTACCATTTGTAACACAGAAACCTATTGAGACATTTAAATCTTGAACTGTATTCATACCAGGTAAGTTTATTTGTACCCCATTAGGATCATTTTGTAAACTACTAACTGATACTATCTCTTGAATTGTATTACCATTTACATCTCCAATTGTAATAGTTGAACTACCTGCACAATCATTAAATGTACTAGGCATACTTGAATTTAAAAATATAAATCTAAGACCTGTTATTTGTCCGTCTTGTAGTATGTTTTGTATTGTATAACCAAATGATACAGAATCACATCCACCACCACAGCAATTTGTTTGAATTTCTGTAATAGCATTATACATATCATCAATTACAACCCACGCATTTTGCATAGATTGTGCAAGAGTAATTGCATTAGTATTCCAACCTGATATAGAACCGTAGCTAACTGCATTGTTAGATAAGGTTATGTAACTTGCTGTTATAATTGATTGTGAAATTGCATTATTAATTGTACTTGGTAGGCCAACTGCAGATTCTAATTCACAAAATCTAATTTCTAGTGCAAGTAATAAAACTGATACATCTGTTAAATTTCCTACATTTACAATACATGTAGGTACTACTTGAGCTTCACTTCCTCCACTACCTATAGCACATACTCCTTCTGGAAATACACATGCTTCTAATAAGTTTAATCTTGTTGTATGATTTGCTATTGTTAATGTGTTTACTTCAACATCAGAAATTACAGCACATAAATTTTGTGCTGTTAAAATAGCATACTCATCTATTGGTAATGATGTTACTTGATTTCCATTAGCATCAAGATAGTATAAACAAGTAGGTAAGTTTAATCTATCATTACGTCCTGGATCTGGTTCACCTTTAGAAGTTTTGTTTATACAAATTTGATTTACCATAGCTTGTAGAATTTCTACAAGAGTTTCTGGTGGTAAACCCGGTATAGCAAGGCATGTCAAGTCTAACCCTGTTAAATCAGGATTAGCAACAATACCTCCATCAAGGATATCACATAATTTTTCAGCTAGTTTAGCTACTACTTCGGTAATTGTATCACCATTGCAAAGATCTATACAAGCAATATCTGGTCCTTGCCAGATAACACAATTTGATGATATACTATCACAACCATTTGTAGTTGCGCTTGAGTTAGTTGGAATCATAAATACTTTTTTTTCTATGATGCAAGTCTTTCAGAAATGCTATACATATATAATATACAAAAAATTCTAAAACCAAACAAGAAGAATGGTTTTAAAATTTTTTGAAAAAAATATTTATAAAAAAGGTTGGAAGTCTATTCTTCTTCTGGAATCTCACTTATGGTACCGTCCTCTAAACTAATATTAACTGAACCATATTTTTCTTCAAGAGATTTACTTACTGCTTTCCAATTTGTAGTTGCTTCTGCATGAGTTGCTACAAGTTGATTTTTTACCAACTCTGCATTACCAATATTCATTAGTAATGTATTAATTTGATTTTGAAGTTCTTTAACTTCTTCTAGTTCCTTAGCAAGAATTTTTTTTGCTTTTTTTACTTTTGCCATTATAATTGGTTTTTAAAATTTGTATACTCTTCAAAGATAATAATTTATTTTTTATTTCCAAGGTAGATCAACAACTAAATTTGTTTCTGGTAATAAGTCTTTCTTAATTATATCCTGCATTCCTGTTATATAATCATCACGCAAATGCTTTAACAAGAATACTTTTACATCATTTTTAGATAATGATTTATAATCTTGTGTTGTCACAATTCCTTCATCAGCATCTTTTACAATATATGATCCATGTACAGTAACACTTTTCTTTTCATATGTTGATTTTAATGACTTGGGTATTACTAATGAACCTGTATAAGTAAATACTATCTCCTTTATCAAAGAATTACCATTTGTTACTAAAGACTCTATATCAAAATAAAACCTTTGGGATAGGTGTTCCTTTACCACAGGTACCTCTACTTTTTTAATAACCTTTTTAACAACTTTCTTTTTTGTTGCCTTTTTCTTAGTTGATGTTTTTTTCTTGTTTGCCATAATTGTTAGTTTATATTTTATCCACAGAGTTGTACACTAAATGAAGTACCATCATTTAATTCAAAAGTAGCACAACGTGATTTTCCATTAACATCTACTCTTTTTATTGTTGTATCTGGTTGACCATCAATACTTACAGGAAAGTTAGGTCCTGAAGGTCCTGCAGGTCCTTGAGGTCCTTGAGCTCCTGTACTACCTGTGCTACCTTTTGATCCAGCAGGGCCTTGTATTCCCTGTGGTCCTTGACTTCCAGTTGATCCAGTATTACCAGTAGGTCCTCTATCACCTGTTGGTCCCTGACTACCCGTTGGCCCCTTATCACCCTGTGGACCTTGTGGTCCTTGTCCACCTGTAGCCCCAGTCGCTCCAGTTGAACCTTTGGGCCCTGTTGAGCCAGTGTCACCCTTAGCTCCATCGGTTCCATTAGTTCCATTGCTTCCAGCAGCCCCTTGAGAACCTGTATTTCCCTTAGCTCCGGCTGGTCCCTGAGATCCAGTAACACCTTGTATTCCTTGTGCTCCAGTAGATCCTGTATCTCCTTTTGGTCCTTGTAATCCAGTTGGTTGGCCAACCCATTCTCCTTTATTATTAATTACATCATTACCATCTATTCTAACATATCCTACATCTGCAACTCCTTTAAGTTTTAAATTACCAGAAGTTGTTAATGACATTGCACCATCACTGTTGGCTTGACCTTCATATTTCCAAACCCATCCACGGTCTGCTTCATTATTCATTTGAAATACTGTAGCATAGTCATTTAAATAACCATAAGATTGACCAGATTGCATTCCTATACCATAAGTAGATGAAGTACCCCAGAATCTAAATTTACTTGGGTTATCACCTGAATTAGTATAGTGATATGTTCCACCATTAGGTCCTGCTGGACCTTGTGAGCCAGTATCACCTTTTGCTCCTTGAGGACCTTGAGCACCAGTTGCTCCAGCCGCTCCAGCAGATCCAGTTGCTCCTTTTGCACCCGTATCTCCCTTAGCTCCAGCAGTTCCCGGATTACCTTGTATCCCTTGTCCACCTTGTGGTCCAGTGTTTCCAGTATCTCCTTTTGCACCATTAGTACCATTTGTTCCTGCAGCACCGGTTGCACCCGTGGCTCCTGTATCACCTGTATCACCTTTGGCACCGGCTGCTCCGTTAGTACCATTGGTTCCTGCGGCACCTCTCAGTCCTGTATCACCTTTAGCACCTGCTGCACCTGCGGCTCCTGCAGCTCCGGTGTCCCCTTTAGGACCTTGAGGTCCTGTGTTAGTTGGCATTGTTACAGAGTTACCATCAGAAATTGTAAGTGTTTGACCTGCTACAGAAAGAGTTTGCTTAGTTGCACAAATAGTTACAGTACGTTCTTCTTCATTAACTTCTACGTTTGTTCCATCACAACCTAGAATAGTTATGGTATCATTGTTGCCTGTAGCTTTAATAATACCCTTACCATTAGTTACATTTTTAAATATATCTTGAGAAGAACCTCTATCTGTATTGGTAATAGTAATAGTACCTCCACTAGTTACAGAAGTCATTTCTGATTGTATACCACCACCTTGTGCTATTGTTAATGTTTCACCATCTGTAACAGCTGTACTTTCTGTTCCGTTTCCTTCTTGAATAGTCCAAGAAGACATAGTTCCTTGCGGTATACTAAATGATGTGGTTAAAGTACTACCATCTTGTTGTGATAATGTAATTGTTTTAGTTGAACTACCACTATCACTAATTCCAGTAATCATATTATCATATGCAGAATTAGATTCTGTTGATCCACCACCACTCCAAGTTACTGCACCACCAACTGCTAAAAGATTTGTACCACCATTAAAAGTTAATCCTGCGTCACTTGTTATATTAGTTGATCCATTCCAATAAGCAACTCTTCCAGATGAACCGCTCCCTGTCACATTACCAACTTGTGTGTTATCTATCTTCTGCCAAGCATCTGTTGCTTGATCAGAGAATACTGCCCAGTCACCTACTGCCCAGTCTGTAATACCATCTAAATTTGTATTACCTGCTGTAGATACAATATAATATTCACCTACAATACCTTTTTGACTTTGAAGTAGTGGGGAATTGGTGGCTGCATTCCATGTTCCTTTATATTTTAATACTCCTGTTACAGCTGTATTAATGGCTGTTTGTATTTGTGCTCCTGTTGCTAAATTAGCAGAAGAAGAACTTACTGTACCTGTAATTGCATTTACCGTAGGTGTGGCACCTGCCGTAACAGAGATTCTATTTGCAGTACCACTTACGCTTGTAACTCCTGCACTACTTGAAGTACCTGCACCAATCAATGTTCTAACTTCTGCAGCACTAATTCCTGAATTAAGACTTGGTGTGACTCCATTTGAAAGTATTGCTGGTGTTCCTGAGTCTGTAACTTTAGCAGTATTTGCAGTTATTGCTGATGCTTGAGCACCTGTAATAGTAGTTATATTACCTGCTTTAGCTGTTGTAGAAGTAGTTCCAATTACTAAATTGGATGATCCATTACCTGTACCTGCTCCAATAAGACTTCTCATTTCAGCAGCAGATATACCTGAGTTTAATGATGGAATTGTTCCATTAGACAAAACTGCTGGTACCCCACTATCTGTTACTTTCTTAGTGTTATCTACAATAGCAGTTGCTTGTGCAGAAGTAATAGTTGTTGTATTACCTGCCATTGCAGTTGTTGATGTTGTACCAATAACTAAGTTAGAAGTACCACTTCCAGTTCCTGCCCCTATAAGAGATCTTACCTCTGCTCCGGTTATTCCTGTATTTAGAGTTGGGGTAGCACCATTAGATAATATTGCAGGAGTACCTGTATCTGAAACCTTGGCCGTGTTGTTTGTAATAGCAGTTGCCTGCGCTGAAGTTATTGTTGTAATATTACCCGCTTTTGCTGTAGTTGCAGTTGTACCAATCACTAAACTAGAAGTACCAGCACTAATTAAAGATCTTACTTCTGCTTCAGTTACTCCGGGAGCTAAAGTTGGTGTGCCACCACCACTAAATATACCTGGCTCAGCATAAATAGTTGAACTATTGAATGCATTACTTCCATATGTATATGTTTGATTTGTAGTACCACTAACGCTAAACGTAAGTGTATTACCTGATTTAGTTATACCATCAAGATAAAAGTTTGATGCAGAGGTTAAATATCTACCATCTAAATCTACTGTAAGATCTCCTAGACCTGAACGTGTTAATGTTAAAACTCCATTTGTTGTATTAAAGCTAATACCTGATACATAGTTATTTGTACCTGTCTTGTCATTAACCCATTGTACAGCTGATCCTGTAGTACTAAGAATCTGACCATTAGTACCAGCAGATCCTGAACTATCTAATAGCAAACCACCTGCTCCTAAAGAAACAGTAGTATCTACAGTGTTACCTTCTAAAGATAATAATCTTTGTGAGCCAGTTATTGTTGCCATATTATTTCTTTTTTCCTCTTAATTTAAACTTAGTCATTTTTTGTCTAATGGCAGGGTCCATTTCTGCTGAATACTTAGTACCAAACAATATTACGTCTTTTGTATCACCCATTTTATATGCATTTTTTGAAGGATCACCAGATGCAACCATCTTTATACGTAATATATCTCCAACTGAACTAAAGTTATGTTCTCCTGTTTCAGTTCCAGCATATGATTCCCAGGTAGTTCCGTTATTATTAGAAACAAAATAACTTAAACTACATCCACTTGGTACAAAGTAATTTGTTCTATCCCAAAAAACAAAATCAATATTAGCTGAATTATCTAATGTATACTCTCCATATTCTATTGACCAGTTTGGTATTAATTCATTTTTGTAAGCATCACTCCATATTCTAAACCCATGACCATCATATCCATAACCTGTTGCAATCCACCAAGGTGTTCCATTAGCAGAATACATTCTTACTACAGTATTACCATAATCAGTTCTATATGATCTACCCCTTCCTAAAGATGTAGTATCTTCTGTTACACTATCAAATCTATAAAGACATACTATTTTATTATTATCAAAATCTACCCATCCAGGGTTCATGGCTTTTCCTCTATCTGCTGCAGTTGGCATAAAATTAGGATATCCAGGCATTCTATCAGTAGGTCTCCCACCTATTTCTGATGTGTATTTTGTACCTGCTCTAAACTCTACAGCAAAATTATTACCAGGAGTTTGACCTTCAACATACCTTATATCTAGTATTGTAGCAGTGTTCCCTGAAAAACATGGTGTTATATCCATTTTAGTAAATCTAGAATTACAACCTGTCCAAAAGATATTAGGTTCACCTTTAGGGTCTGGTATAAACCAACCATGTTCATATCCATCATCTCCTTGACCAGCGTCACCCATATCACACCATACTGTTTTTGGGTTTGCCGTTGATGCATCTAATATTAATACAAAATTAGCATTATAAAATCTAGAGTTTAAAACTCTATCATTTACCTCATCATAAAAGCACTTTCCTCTATATCCACTTCTATCTTCTGGAGCTGAACCAGGGTACATTACGCTGGTATCATTTGTGGCTAATCTTTCCTCAGCACCTGTTTTTAAGTTTCTACGCATTACCTTTTTGTAATGATGTGAATCATGATCAGCTGCATATATCCATTCTCCAGCTGCACATAAACCACTATAGTGTCCACCACCTACTCTATTAACATATCCACCGGCCAAATCTTGTGAACCTATGAATACATCAGGATTACTATGTGTAGGTCTTGGATCTTTTATAAAAGTTGATCCTCCATTTACACAACCACTATAATCAAAAGTAGTATAGCCTTCAACATTATATGTCATGACTACACCTAACTTATTTATTTTATCTATACCAACAGAGTTAAGATGATTGTATGTACTTGTTGTATCTCTCCAAAGAAAATATTCCTCATAAAACAACCTTGTCATTGTACCATCATCATTCAATCTCCTTACAGCAAAACCATCACCCCAGCCAATAGTAAAAAGCAGGTCTCCATCTATTTCATATCCATTGCCAAATCCTATTACCCTATCTCCACCATCATAATCACCACTACCGCTAGATACTGTAGTATTGCTCATGCCTCTTTTAGTCACAGGTACAATAGCAACTTGACCTGCATAGTCATTTGCTGCACATCCCACTATGGATTTTATGTCTGCTCTTTCTAAGCTAACTGTTTTAAACATTCGTCTATTTCAAATTTTAATAATTGAATCATATTGTCATCAAACCCATATCCAGGTTTCATTAAAAATTCTTCTTGTAAAGCTAATTCATATTCAGCCAAACAATTTAGCCAATACTCTCTATCTGTTCCTGGTTCTGTTCCTGCCATAATTATGATGTTACTACTTCTACCCAAAACTGGTGATAATTTCTACTTGATCCTACACTATGCATATAAGATGAATTCATTCCACTATAAACTAATGATGCATTAGATCTTGAAAGTGCACCTTGAGTTGCTGCTGAATCCATATATATTTCTATATGATCTATAAACCTTGATAAAGGCAAATCATATTGAACATAATATGCAGATGGTAACTGTATCACTGACATATTAATAACAGACAGTGCACCTGATGTATAAGCTTGACTTACTAAAGTAGGACTTGAATATATACCTTCTTTAACAGCATATACTCTGTATGACATTGTACCACTAGTATTAAATGTAGTATCTACAATAGTCATTGTATTAGAAAAATCATCTTCTGGTACTTGACCTATAATACCAAAGTCTGCACCATCATCTGATGACCAAACTTGATAGTAATCTATATTATTTGTTGTTGATTTACCAAATACAACTTCTATTGTTTGACCAACTACTGAAGCTGATACATTACTTGGAGCACCTGGTGCTGCAGGTCTATGACTGCTTATAGCATTATCTACATATGTTTTACTTGTTGCATCTGTACCAGATGAAACTGTATCTACTCCTTGTATTCTTCCTGTACCACCAAGAGTAATATCACCACCTGATACTGTTATATCATTAGCAAATGTAGAATTACCACTTGAGTCATTTATTGTTGTTGTTTTTCTGCCTGCCCATCCACTAGCCCAATTATCAGGAGAAGAGTTAATCTCTATTCCTGACTCAGCATTTAAATAAACTAACTCATTTGTTTGTCCTGTAAAATATGATGATGTCTCACCTGCATTAAGTACAAGTTGTTGACCACCATAAGTTCTTACTTGATTAGTTCTTAGTCCATCTGCATTAGAAAAATCAGATCTACTTGTAAATGTTTTTACATCTCCAATACTTTGTGCACCTGAAGTCCTTACTACTGTGGCATCTACTTCAATTGTACCCGTTGAGGTTATTGTACCCCCTGTAATACCATTTGAAGTAGCTATAGAAGTAACACCTGAGCTTGTAACATATCTTCCGTCAAGATCAACTGTTAATGCAGTAAGACCTGATCTATTAAGTGTTAATACACCAGTACCAGTAGCAAAAGATACAGAACTTACATAATTGTTTGTTGTTGTATCTTTAGCAATAATCTCAATAGTATCTGTACTTGCGTCAGTATTTATTGTAATGTTACTACCTGCCTTAAATGTAAGTGTATCATTATTATTATCTGCAACAATACTAGATTGACCAGCTGCTGCAATATTTTTAAATATGTTTTGAGCTGAACCTCTATCACTGTTTGATAAAGTTATTGTTCCACTTGATGTTATTGTTCCTGTACCAGATAAACCATTAGAACCTGTAACAGTAACTGAGGTTACAGTACCTGTTCCTGAACCTGCACCAATATCTGATAAAAGTTGTGCTTTGGTTCTATACTTCAATACTGCACCATCCCAAACTAATATACCAGTATAAGTGCTGTTATCATTACTTATACTAGTAACAGTAGATGATCCAGTTATTTCTATTGAAGATAAAAAACTTATAGCCATGACATTTTATTCTTTGTTTGCAATATACATATTTTTAAAAAAAAGGGGAAACACTAAATTCTAGATTTAAATGTTCCCCCTTTAAATTCTACTATTTATTATCCTACAAGCTGCATTACTACTCTAATATCATTTACACCTAAATTAGAAGTTGCACCAAACGTTACAGTACCTGTTGATAAATCTGCAAGAACATCCATAAACACTTGTGCTCCTTTAGAATTATAAGTTTGAATAATCCAAGGTCCGTTAGCTAATCCATGAACACCTGTTGCAATTGAAAAGGTATTTGTACTAGTTGCTGGATAAGTACCTGTGTATGATCTTTTAGATTGTGCACTTGCTAATGTTGCTGGAGTTACATATCTAAATGTATCTGTCCCTGCATCAACTTCAGTTTGTGTTGCAATCTCTGTCACACCAACTGATCCTGTTGCAGCATTAGGTAATGTTCTTTTACTCATTGATGTAATAACACCATCAGTAACATTAATCTGATCAACTACATCTACACCACTTGTGTCCAGATCTACATCCGTACCAATAATTTTGTTAAACGTACTTGCTAGCTGAGCATCACTAATTCCACCTGCTTTAACAGTAATGAATCCATTTGCTGTACCAGCAAAAGTTGCACTACTAAATCCAGCCACACCTTTTTCAGTTGCTCCATCTGTTGCACCTACTCCTGCAATGTTTTGATCTTGAATAACAATAGCATAATCTGAAGCTGGAGGATTAGAACCTGCTCCAATTGCTTGATTAGCGTAAATTGTATCTCCTACCTCAACTCTTACATTACTACCGTTAAATGCAATAGTACCATCTGTTGTTACAACAAAGAAATCACCTGTTGTCAGGGCAATGTTACTTGCTCCTGCTATTGCTGGTACATTTGTTGTAGCATTATATCCACCTTGGAATACACCAACTCCAGCTACAAGTGCTTGTACTTGACCTAAGTTAACACCATCTGTGCCTGCAGTACCTGATGCTACACTAGTTAATTTTTCTCCACCTATATTTAAAGAAGCATTTGGAGTTCCAAATACATTAAGTGGTATATCTACTAAGGCTGCTTCTACAACTACTCCTGATGCACTATCATCAGCTAATAAAATTTTATCATCTGATTCTGCAAAACCACTATGGCCACCTGCTGAAGCAATTATACCAGTTGCAGAGTAATCAACTTCTACATTAGGTACTGTTGTTGCTGTTCCTGTTACTTTAGCTCCATTTGATGCAGTAACGCTAGTAACTGTACCAATTGTGTAAGTTCCTAAAGTTAAATCACCTAGGATTACCTGACTTGATGAACCTGCTCCAGCAATGTTAATTGTACCTGAAGTAGTAATTGGTCCACCTGTAATTGATAATGCATCACCTGTTTCAGTTATTTCAATACTTGTTACACCTGATCCAGAGTCATTAACCCATTCTACTACACCTAATGCAGAAACAGCAAGTCTTTGACCACTTCCACCAATTCCTAATGTAGCTAATGAATTTGCAGCATCTGAAAATAATATATCTCCTTTAGTATATGATGATAATCCTGTACCTCCATTTGCTTCAGTTAATGTACCAGCAAGTGTTATTGTACCATTACTTGTAATTGGGCCACCACTTGTTGTTAAACCAGTAGTTCCACCACTTACATCTACAGAAGTTACAGAACCTGCACCTGCATTAATATAAGTTGCTACTTGAGATAAGTTTGCAAATTTAGCATTGCTGTCTGTAGCATCAGAAAATAGAACTTTATCTGTTGCTACTAAATCAACAAGTGTTCCATCACCGGCTGCTAATACAACGTTATCTGTTCCTGCATAATCAACTTCTAATGTTCCTGTTGCAGTAATTGGACCGCCAGTTAAACCAGCTCCAGATGCTACAGAAGTAACTGTACCATCTTTACCAAAGCCTGGCATACTATTAAGAGAAGTCTTGTATATAACCTGATCATCCTTAGCTGAAAACCAAAGTAAATCATCAGGTTGAATAGCTTGTAAAGTAGCAACCTCAATAGCATTTGCTGCACCTGAATATGCAATGTTTACAGTTGGTGTTTGAGTTGAGGTACCTGTAATACTAATTCCTTTACCTTCTACTACATCTGTAACTGTACCAACATATTGATCAGCTGAATTAATAGTAAATGTAGAACCAGCACGTGTTACTGTGGTTGTACCTGAACCTGTATATACTATTGAATCAGTACTAGCTGGATTTGAAGCAACTAAATTTAATGTTGCTGTTCCATTGGCTGCTCCTGTTGCTGTTAAGTCATAGGTTGTATTACCATCTGCACCTGTTGTTAAGTCTACCCAAGCAGAACCATCATATAACCTTAGTTTACTTGTACCAGAGTTATAATAGATTTTACCTGCAATTCCTGACGGGTCTGCGCCAAGAGGCTGAATAATAACATTTTGTATTTGATTATTATTCAGGTTTAAATTTCCTTGGACATCTAGTCCTGTTAAAAATTGTACTGCCATTTTGTTTTATTTATTTGTTATTTAATTTTAGTTATTTAATTTAAAAATGCACACCCTGAAAAAGATGCGTTAAATGTTATTTTTAATTGTTGAGTACTTATATACTCCACATTCCCCACTACTGTAGTATTAGCACTATCTACAACTGTAACTGATGGATATGAGCCTAAGCCATGTGTAATAATCCATTCATCAGAAGCAACTTCAAAACATTGAGTATATGTACCACCATCTTCAAGTAATCCTTCTAAGTCATATATTGTAACTACATTAGTTGGCGTAACAGGACAAGGCATGCTTGCTTTTAAATTTATCTGTGCTAAGGGCTCTACAAATTGTCCTTCTACTTCAGTTGATGCTACTACTTTATTACTAGCTGCATTTTGCCAATCACACAATGATTTCTTTAACACAGCTGATTCAAAATCAGAATAACAGCATGGTGATATTCCATACTTAACTTCTCTAAAAAGAACATACACCTGTTGAGCAAAATTTTGCTCTGTGCTTATTCTTTTTATAAGAGCTTGCTCTTTCTTATAATCACCATTTGATGTATGTGTTGTAGGCATCAGCAGTTATGTATTTCTTAAATTTTTAATTTGACGTGAAGCCAATTGTAAATCAAAATCACGTGATGATGCCTTGACTTTTTCTTCATTAGCTTTAGCAATTACTTCAGCTTTACTAGCAGCAAATACAGTTCTACACGTTTTGTGTATAGTAACTCCATCTACTTGAGTCTTTTGACATCCGCATGTGAACGGTTTATTACAATGAGCACAGTTCATAATATTTTACATTTTGGTTTATGTATATTTAACACTGTCCTGAAGGACAAGCTATTTTATTTAATCTTTGTTTTGCATAAGTGTATAGCTGTATTGCTTGAGCAGATGATTGACAATATTCTGCATTTGCAACTGCTGCATCTATAAGAGTTCTAATAAATGACATTTCATTTAAAAGATCTTGTTTTTGAAATTCTGGCTGACATGCCTGAACATCAAGTTTACATAAAACTTCATAATAAGTAGTAAGTAGGGAAGTAACTCTTAGGTGATTATACTCCACATATACTTTTGCATTTGGAGATACACTATACCTTATAACATATATACCATCAGGTATATCTTGTTGGCTATTACCGCAATTTTCTTTTTGTAATGCTAATGTGCATGCAGTCAAACACATATCAAAATCCTTATCAACTTTTATTAGTACAGGTACACTAAAACCTGGTAATGTGATAAGTAACTCTTCACAATCCACAGCTAACTCAGATGAGTATTGGCTAGTGTCTTTAATACATAATAAACCGCAATTAGATACAGTTGGGATTTCTAAACTTAATATATGCTTATCCGCCATTTTTTAATACTTTAATATGCTATATATATAATATACAAAAAATAACAGACAATATAAAATAAAAAGAGCAGGAGTTTTTAATTCTCCTGCTCTAGTTTATTTGTGTAAAAATATATTACATTTTACCAAGCTGCGTTGTATTCTACTGCAATTGGATTCCCAGCTGCATTAGCTAAAGCAACAACTTTGTCAAGTAAAGCTTTAACAGCAACATTTGCTGCATCATCATCACACTTAACATAGATTTGGTAAACATACTGATCATTATCAAATAATCCACTTGGATTGTTGAAACGTGGTACACTGTGTTGTAAGTAGTATGCTTTATATGTAGCACTTCTATCTACAGCAGAAAGTAATTCATCAGACATTTCAATTTCTCTGATTCTAGCACTGTCAGCGTTTCCTTGGTTATAAGGAGATTGACGGTATCTTTCAGATAAGATTAAGTCTCTGATTACTTGCTCACCTTGTGTTTGTTGCATTTGACCTGGAGTCATTGTTGCAACACCACAATCATTACATACTTCACCTGTTTCGTCTAACACAGAAGCAATGATTTCTACTGGCTCAGCATTAAAGTGATCTCTTGAATCAAAAGAACAGTTTCCAAATTTAGTACCTACGTATGCTCCTACAAACTCTACAGTAGCAGAAACTTTACTAGCACCATTTGGATCAGTTGAAGCAACATATGTTCCATCTAATACTTGTGCAATACTATAAACTTCTTGTGTAACTACTCCTGCAGTTTCTACAGATACAACAACACCACCTTCTGATACAGAAGTAAGAGTTAGTGTTGCATCTCCACCACCACCAGAAATTGTTAATACATCACCTACAGCATATCCAGAACCTACAGAAGCCCAGCTAAATGTAGCAACGCCACCACCTGCAACAGTTAAAATGTTAACAGCTGCACCAGATCCAGATCCACCAGTTACTGCAACACCTGCAGCAACAGCATAACCTGATCCAGCAACTAAAGTTGCATCTTTTGCACCATCAACATCTGCTTCAGCAACAAAAGGTTTGATTAAAGGATTAGCTAATACCATATCAGCCATAGTAGCACCAACTAATGCAGGATCAAGAAACTCTTGTCCATCAATACAGCAAATGTTTGCTGAATCTCCAATAGCATATGCATTGTGATTTAAGAATCTTAATGCAGGTGAACCCTTAACATCCATTCTCATAAATTGTGTTGAACCACATGGTGTACAATCAGAACCTAAAGACAATGAAGCCTTAGACTGTGATGCAACCAAACAGTTTGTATACCAAGCTCTAGATACATATCTAGGATTGATTCCTTTGGATTTTACAGATTCTTTGTATCCACCGTGACCTGGATTGTTTCCAATAGTGTCTTTAGTGTAAAATGAACCTTGTACTAAGTAAGCTAATGAATTAGCTGGCAAAGCACCACCTGGTATTGCAATAGTTTCCCAATCTGAGTCACTAACAATACCCATTTCTCCAGCAGCTAGTGCTGATGTAGAGATTCCGGCATTAGCCTCAGTGGAACCTACTACAAACGTTTTGTAAAACGCATGATTAAAATAAGCCATAATTTTTGTTTTTTGTTGTTATAAATATATAAAGTTTGTACATTGTGTACATTAATAATATACGCAATTAATTTTAAATAAGAAAGCTATACTGTATAAATAATTTATTGTTTAATTATTACGTTCAGCCGCAGCTTGTCCTCTTTGTTGTTGATATTGATTTTCAACATCACCTGCTATTAAAGATGCTGTGTCATCTAACATTAATTCAACTACATCATCTTTAAATTCACAGTCTATATTAACCGGACTTGTAACACCCGTATATGGATCTGTACAACCCAATACTTCTATATAAACTGGTTTTCTGTAATATGTTAAAATAGGGTTGACAATATTAAAATCATTGTTCTTATATATTCTTATTGTATTACTTTGCATAGTACAAAAAGTTTCACCCCATTCATAATCTGGATTTTTTAAAGGATCTCTTAGTAGTAATGGTACATTAGCCACTTCAGAAAGGTATACAGTCATTGATCTAGGATCTGGACAACATTCTGAAGTAGCATCTGTACTTACTCTTTTATATTCTAAGTATTGATCTACTGGAAAATTATTTGATTCAAAGTATGTTTCTGATACAGTTCCTGTTAATAGAAGCTCTATTAATAGAGGCTGTAAATCATCAATTCTTTTCTTAGATAACTCATCTCCTTCTTTATACATATTACCACCGTGCAGCTGTCTTCTACACCATTCTAATTGTATTTTATTAAAAGCTTCTACAAATTGCCAACATTCTATATTGTCATAGTCTTGACTATCTAGTTTATTCAGCCTTTGCTTTAATTTTAATAAAAGAGTATTGTTATTCATTATTCAAATTTTATGAGTTCCAGTATGGTTCCACCTTAGCAAGTAATGACATTAAAGTATCTTCATTCTCTGGATTCTTTAAATGTTGTAAACATTCAGATGGTGATTTACCCAATTTAATACCACTATCAATTGGTTCAATCCAACCTCCAGCTTTAGTTGTTATAAATCTATAGTAAAGAGAATCTTTAATTAATGCTCTTATTTTTAATTCCTCCATATCTAAACCAGCTACTTCTAAAAATTGAGAAGCCGCTCTCTTTTTAGATGCCTCACCACCAAACCCATTAATGTATGCATCCATATTTTCATATAATACATCATTAGGTGTAGCTTTTACATATTGAACACTATCTACATCACATATTTTTGCAACATACATAAGTTTAGCAACATTAGAATCATACATGTTTTGTAATGCAACTAATGATTTGTTTCTAAGTTTACTTAATTCAGTTCTTGTAGATAATGATTCTTTTGCAGTATCTAAGAAAAACTTAAAAGGTGTATTAGATTCTTTTGCAGCTTTTAATGATTTAGCAACAATAGAAAAACCCCCTGCATTAATTGCATGTAATTTAATTAGATCATAAGGATCTGTAGCAGGATCTAAAAATGTTGGATCATTACCACATCTTAAACTAATCTTATCCCAAAACGCAGAATTATCAGGTTTCATTATTGTAAGTTTATTCCAAAACTCTTTATCATCAGTATCAACAACATTAGCAGCTAACTCAGCTTCTAACTGTGCAACAACTGATCTTATTTCTTTAATTTTTGCCTTCTTCTCTGGAGTTGGAAGCATTTTTACTTCAGGTGCAAACTCATTTAAACCTGTAACATAACGTTTAACACCATTCATTTCTAAACATGCTAAACTTTCTTCATGAAAAACACCATCATGCAATGATAATCCATATTGCTCAAGTCCCATGTTTTCTTTATTTGCATTAAAGAAAGGACGTATGGCTATAGTCTTATTTTTTGTTTGCTGATATTTTTCTACAATTGTGTAATCCTCCATTTTTTTTTTGGTTTTTAAAATTAATAATTATTTACTAGTCAAAAGTACAAATATTGTACAGTTTATTTATTAATAATTTCTAAAGCAAGATGTTAAGTCTTGCTAAAGTTTTTTGACATTTATTGTTGCTCCTGTTCTTCAACAGTATCTATAACTATTTTTAATACACCTGCTGTATGATATAAGTCTCCTTTTTCCAAACCTGCAGCTTTTGCAGCAGCATTAGATGCAAACTCTATATCAGCTGCTCCTCTAACCCAATCAATTACTTGATTAACATGAAGCAATTTTGCTAGACCGGTAGTATTTACTTTACCTACATAAGCTTTATCTTGAAACTTCTGTGTAACTTTTTTTAATTGTGCCATTTTTATTTTATTTAAGGATTAAAAAAAAGGGAGGAGGATTAACCCCTCCCCTTTAATATTAATGTTCTCTAGAATGATCCTCCTGTAATAGGGTTTCTCATTACAATTTTTAGAACTTTAGTTGGATCCTTAACCCAAATAGCTGGCATTGTTTGAGTCATCATAACTCTATAGCCATTGAAGTTTCCAGAAGATGCAAACCCTTGAGTTCTTCCCATGTAGTCCATAGTACCATTTTGGTAGAACCACTTAAGTTGATTATCCCAAGAAAGTTTCAACAAGTGAATGTTGTCATTTCCTTCATCAGTTACATCAAAGATAATAAAGCTATAAGAACTTAGAGGTCTTCCATCAATTAATGGATTCTCAATGTCATTTGTATTTAAGTTATCAAATGCTGGATTCAATACAAACTTAACGTTAGCTAAGAATGGAATAGTAAAGCTTGTGTAAGCAAAACCGTAATCCAAATCCATACCAGAACCTTTAACAGCTCCTATATCAGATGCATTTTGAACTAAACCAGAACCATATACTTCATCAGCAATAGCTTTGTTGATCAATTGCATTCCTGCAATACCTGTTTGTACAACAAGTGATCTTTGTGGGTCCGGCCCTTTAAACTCAACTTTACCTTGATAGAAGTTGTAAAGCTCAGACTTAAACATATCAAGAGTAAATGAAGACTTGTTATATACTCTTTTGAAAGAGTTATCTAACTGTGCCCATAAACCTACAGATAATCTAATATCATCTGGTCCGTCTTGTTTAATTCTACCACCTTTACCCCACATTAGGTAAGTTTCAATATCCGTTGCAATTTTAGATAAGTGAGCTGCTTCCATATTTGTAATGAAAGTACGTGTAAGAGTACCATTCTCCATAGCTTCTCTTGCACCAGCTTTACCCATATTTGCTACTAAACCTTCAATTGAAGGAACAGATGGATTTGCTGAGTCAGTGTTAAAGTTTCTCCAGATCTCAGTTACTGGTACAGTACCATCAGCATTCAAACCACCTTTGATCATAAGATCAGCACGGCTAGAAATAGAATAATGTACATGTGCTTCTGCTCCTCCTACAAAGTTGTAGAATTCACGGAAACCAGAACCTGTTTCAATGTCAGAGAATCTTTCTCCGTACTCACCTCTTGCAGAACCTTTTCTGAAGAACTTTGTACCTTGAGCTAAATACTTATTATCTAAGCTAGCTGCATTGTTGTTGTTTACCAATTGAACTGTATAGATGTAGCCGTCACCTGCTGGGATAATATCATCAGCTGTGATGTAAAGCTCTAATCCATTGTATTTGTCATATGTGATAATATCACCATGTCCAAATGTTCTTTTGGAAATCTTAATTTTAAATGTAGTACCATCTACACCTTTACTTGTGTTACCTGCTTCAATATCTGCCACAATGTATGGAAGATCTTGTGCAATTGGAGTTTGCCATTTGTACTCACCACGTGCATTGTCCACCATGATTGTATTCTTTCCACCGAAAGATGCCATTTGATATAAAGGCATTTCAACCTTTTGAGTCATTGCCCAAAGGTCTACTGGTCCCATATCCATAGGTTCCGCTGAACCTAGCATCTGAGTCAAGTGATAAGAATCAACATGAGAACTAGCTTTGTAGCTTGTATCTCTTAGGAAAATTCCATTATTTAATACTGGAGTTGCCATAATTTTTACTTGTTTTTGTTGTTAATATTAATTGTTATTTATTTTTGATTGTTAAATCCGTTTGAATATGTTGTTGGTTCTAGGTAATTTTCTTCCTGACTTCTTCTTTTCTTCTTCCTTACTCTGTATTCCTAAAGAGTTAGATCCGCCTGCATTTGCCTGTTCAGTCTTTAATTTTCTTACAGTTTGCTCAATACTTTTCTGTGCTCCTTTATCCATTATTTTTGCTTTGTATCCATCTGGATCTTGCAACAACCATAATGCTTCAGAAATTAATGTATAGTTTGGTTCAACAAACTGATACTTTTCTAAAAGGTGACCAAGCAAATTTGTATTACGTCCACTAACAGATGGGTAACTTGGTTGAACTAAACCATTGTACAACATTGTTTGTATTCTTTTATCAACTTTTATATCACCTAAATTACCATCCTTTAATGTTTCATATACACTAGACATGTATTGTTTAGATGCTTGTTCTTGCTGCTTCTTTTTAAGCTCTTGCTCTTCTATTTTTTTAGCAACAACCTTTTCTTGCATTTTATCTAATTTAGGTTTAAACTTAGATGCTTGTTTTTCTAGTTTACCTAAATCTTTCCAAATTTCAATTTCTTCAGAGATTTCTTCTTGTGTTCCATACCCTGTAGCACCTAAATATTCTCTAATAATTGTTTCTTGGTCTTGTTCTTTTTTAATACTAAGCTCTTTAGTTTTTTCAACTTGAGCTAATGTTGAAAATAATCCTTTTAGATCTTGACCACCATCTGCTACATATCTTGCTGCTACTTGAAGTTCTTGAGGCAAACTAGCAAAAAATTGTTTTGGAGTTTCTCTTCTTACTTGATTAGCTTTTTCTTCTAAATTAGCTTGAATTAATTCTTCCCAATCCTTAGCAGTATAGTCATCTAGTTCTTTATCATCATCAAAAGGTACTATCATATCATCTTTAATAAGTTTAGAAAATACATCAGATATTCCTGATATACTTTTTCTACCTCTTTTAGATGATTTCTCTTCTTCTGAAACTTCATCAATTTCATCTAAAGATTCTAGTATATCAGCAGCTTCTTCTACTTTACTATTAGTATCTTCTTTAGCAGTTTCTTTTTCTGTTTCATCAACTTTAGCAGTTAAGTCATCAGCGTCATCTTTATCTGGGTCAGCAAAAGAAAAATCTGCTTTTTCTTGCAATCCTGATAAAATATGTCTTTTTGGTTTTTCTTCCGCAGGTAATGTGACAGCCCCACTTCCTGGAGCTCCATCAAATATTTCATCAATGTTAATGTCTAATGTCTCTACGTTACTGTTCACAGTGTTTGTTTTGGTATCCATATTATTGTTGGTTTTAATATTAAATCCTTATATATATAATATACAAAATGTTTTTTCACATGCAATGCAATAAACTTATATAATTTTAAATTTTAGTAAAGTTTTTTGCAGTATATAGCTAACACTTATTTATCTTTCTTCTTTTTATCAGAAGATTGTACATCATACTTGTTTTTGTTTTCTCTAGCAATTTCTAATTTAGTGTTAGCTATTTGCTTATCTGCAGATATTTTTTCTCTTTCTACACTTAATCTAGATTGCTCAAGTACTCCTTTTTGAGTCATCTCTGTACGCTTAAGATTAGCTTGCTCTCTATATTGTGTAGTTTCTCTAATATCTTTCATAGCATCTTGGTAATCAGAGACTTTATTTTCATTGACATCACTCATTGAACCATAACCAGCAGCTCTAATTTCTGCAATAGTTAAATCATTTTGTCTATCCTTATCATTTTCCATTTGCTCAGCTTGCAGTTTCATTTGTTCTTCTTGAGCTTTAGCTTGTAATTGCTCTTGCTGCATTTGCTGTTGTTGTTGCATATCTTGCTGTCTCTGAGCTTGTATTCTTGTTTCAGAATCTTTTAGTATATCAGTTACTCCAGCAATTGAGTCTGCTTTGACAATATTACCTAACTCATATATTGATGCCCCAGTAGTATTATTAGTTAAAGCCATTTGTTTTAGCTGCTCTAGAATAGCTCTGTGATTTGTTTTAGTTGTTGCAAAAACATTAAAGTCTCTTAATAATAAATCAGTACCGTTGATTGTAAAGTTTACTTTTTGTGCTTCACTAGATATATAACTAAGTCTAACACTTGGGTTTGTACTGTTATAGAACTGTGCTAAGTCAGTTCTCATTTGATGCACTCTAGGCATTAAATGATCTGAGTGTTGTACAAAGTATATTTCTGTTTGTGCATAGGATTGTTGCATAGCATTAACAACACCTGTTGCAGTTTGTGCTGATACAGCACCACCTAAACGTTGTGGGTTAATTCCAATTGCATCAAAACATTGTTGTTTAAAATAATTAGCTAATTGAATACGTGACATTAATCTACCTGTTTGCTCCATGTTAAGAGTCTGGTAATGATTAAAGTTTGTAGCATTTTCTGTATTAGTAATAGATGTATCTAAAGGTAACATGCTAAAATCTTTCATAGCAGTATATGCTTTAGCATAATTGTTTTTACCCCAATCTTCTCCCATTGAATGGCGTGGTAAAGCATTTTGATCAAACATAATTACAGTACCTAATTCATCAATTAGTATATCTGCTATTTGATTGTTTACCATGTTATATCCAACCTGATAAGCTTTCATCAAATCTACTAATGAAGTAGATCTTGTATTTCTATCAGAGAATACACGGCCTTCTACTGGAAGTTTACACCCATATAATGTATTAGATCCTTTGAATTGGAATGGTAACCTACCAGGTTTAGTTCTATTAATACCTACATAAATAGGATTAACGTTATCACCCATTGTAGTATGCCACATTGCTGGCACATTAGGTCCTATTTTTACCCCACCCCAAGTTTCATTAATCCAAATCCAATCAACATGTTCTCCCTGTAATAGAGTTTCTTTAGATTTATTTTTAAAAATTGATGTGTCATATACAGGTTTTTCTGTAATCTTAAATGTTTCATCAATTATCTCTTGAGTAACTTCTCCGTCTAGTTCAATTTTAGTAAGATGACCTACTTTTCTTTGAGTTTTCCAATAAATTGTTGAAACTCTCATTAAGTTGCTATCACCCCATTGTATTAAGTCTTCACTTTCATCTAATATTTGAGATACTATATCTCCACCACTTGATGTATCATTCCAATAGTTACTTGTATACTGCCTGTATGCTAAGCCGGGTGCATTTGTATTCCACTCATGAGATCTAGTGGCATCATAGTATGATCCATCATTTTGATAACCATTAACTTGATACTGTGCAGAACGAGCTGGATATATTTTTTGCAAAGACTCAAGTTGCTTCATATCCATTAAATAACCATATTTATCTACTACATCAGATACAGTCATTAAATCAATCTTACCTACATAACTAGATTCAGATATATATCTTTGATCTGGAGATTTCTGGTAAAATGTTAATACAGGATTCCATAGTTCTACATCATAATCATCTTCTAACATTCTAAAATGCCAAAACTCTCTATCAGCAATAAGGCTATCTCTAAACCCTCTCTCTTCAAGTTCTTGCATTTTAAATCTTTCCTCATCCACATTAAGCTGGTGAGTTGCCCATTCTTCAACTGAACTTCTGTAAGACTTGCTAAAGTAGTCTTCTATTTCAGGAAGACTTCTAAGATTTTCTGGATTTAATTGTTGCTGTGCTTCTTCTGATGCGGGATCCATACCCATCTCAATCATTTTTTGCACTAACTGCATTTCTGCATCTGCAAGTAATGATTCTTCAATTTCTGCTTTTTTCTGCTCTAACATTTCATTATATGATTTGTCATCAACAGCTCTAAATTGAACTTTATTATATCTTTTAGCAAACTCTCCACTTAAGACATTAATAACATTAGGAACAATAGGATAAAATTTTAATTCTAATGCAGATTCATTTTCTGTTGTTAGAACATCCATCAGTTCTTTATAGTCATTGTCTTCTTCAACAATGTAATCTGTTTTATCAATAATACCTTTAGCTAATTTATAATTCTTTAAAAGCCTTCTAGCATTTAAACGCAAAAATTCTATTCCTTGAACTTCAAGCCAATCTAAATTCCATGCAGCCCACTCATCAGTTTTTTGTTTAGATGAAATAAACTGAACTGGTTGAGTTAAACTAGAGAACGTAGGGCCGCTCTCTGCCTTAGCTCCATTTTTTAACTGCATTGCATTTAATACTTTCATTCTAGAATATATTTAATTGTTCTATTTATAATTTTTAAAACCTGACCTTCTTGGTCTGGAGCTATTTCTTGATTTATTTTGCCCAATATTTTTGAACGGACTATACTTTAATTTAGTGAATTTTTCTGAATTTACCAAAGAATTATCTTCAGATTCCCGTCTTTTAGAATAACCTCTGTTAGACTGTTGTATTTTCACAAATGCAATTAATGCACCAAATGCAACAAGTCTATCCACGTTTAATCCTGGGTAATAAGCTAACATTTCTTTAATCAGCATTGGATCTGGTATTCTTTCAACACCTAATGTTTGATTTGTAACAACACCGTTAATGTCAGTTTCTTCATCTATCACTTCTCTTAAAAACTCAATTGCATAAGAGATTAAATGACTTTTAAATAATGTTCCTGTATTCTTCCAACCGTATTCTTGATAAACAGTTCTATTAGATCCTAAGTCTTTCAAGAAAAGTATTTGTTGTTTAGGTACTAAGTATCTCTGTTTTTTTCTAGCAATCATATGCTGGATAAAAAGTGAAATATTATTTTCCACTAATGTCCAAGCATTATACCATTCAATTATTAATTCAAGTCTTTCATGGGTTTTATTAATATCATCAAACCTACCACACCAAGCAGCCACTACTTTATCTTTTTCAATAAACTGTTCAACGTCACCTGCTGCTGTAGTTCTTGTAACTTCAGTTGCATTTTTATATACAAATATGCTACAAAGAGAATCAGATGTGGTTGTCTTTCCTTCTGACACAGGGTCAATAGAAGCATAGTATGCACCAAACTCTGGGTTTTTTACAGGTCTTTCCCATACAACTACAGTACCTGTTTTATCAGTTTGTTTTTTATCTACTGGAAATCTTGTAATAGGTAATTTATTTGTTCTTTTAGCAAAAATTCCTTTTTCATCCCTATCTAGTTTAATTAACTCATAAGGATATTCTTTTTCTTGAATTCTTTTTTGTTGTTTGCTTAATATCCCTTGAGGAAAAACTGATTCTTTTCTATATGCAAATGCCTCTGCTATATTCAAAGGTTTCTGAGATATCCTTAATTGGTATTGTTCTCCACTTAATTCATTCTTCCAGCGTGCTCTTTCTGTTACTATAGCTTCAATAGCTTCATCAATTAAAGAGTTTCCATATTGATCAATATAAGGTGGCATAGACCACTGTTCAGGAATAAATAACCCTGCCATACCAATGCCTCCATCTGCATCCATTAGATTAGTTTCTACTGCATATATATCATTTGCTTTTGGATTGAGTATCATATCCTTTAAAGGATTACACTGTTCCAAGTCACCAACAGATCCTGCAGCTATAAACATACCTGTTGTCACCATACCAGAAGACATTGCAGGACGTAAGTACTCATATGTTTGCATCATCTTTGGTGCTATACCAGCTTCTTCATGAAAGAAGTATGTTGTAGGTCCACCTACTCCAGATGTTGCATTTTTTTCAAATGATGCCCCTTGTATTTTAGATTTTAAACCTCTAGCTGTTTTCCTATTACCAACTTTAACTTCTATCTGTTGCTGCCATAATAAAACCTTTTCAGGATTACTTGGTCTGTACCATGCAGTATGTTCATTTAGAAATGTTTTGTATTCATCCAAAAACTTCCAAGAACCTTTATCATTTATATAGTCTTTTAGTGATGCACCAATTTTACATGTACTACCTTCTTCAAACCAATATGTATTAATTATTTTTCCCATGTGAAAATAGGAAGAAGCAATCTGACGTTTCTTTAATATTGCTGAGTGCTGATAATGCAACTCTGCAAGTATTTCATACAAAGCCATATGATACTGAGCATCACGCACTTTAGCAAAACCATATTTTTTTTCTTCTTTATCATATATGGGTAAAAAGTTAAGCCACATGTAGTAGTCACGTGTTAGATACCACGTAAGTCCATTGTGTTTATATATCACACCTTCTCTACACTTAATCTTCTGATCTTCCCAATAGCTTATAAAATCTTTAGATCTAAAAGGTTTATCACAATAGAAGCCAAGTTTATTAAAAGTTTTAGCTTCATTATTAAATTCTTTAGACATACTGGTAAAATTATATTCACCAGGTTCCTTAAATATATCCAATAAAAACTTTATAAAACTTTCTCTATCTTCAAACTCTGTTGTTTCCCACTTATTATTATTATATGTAGGAATGGTTTTATACATCTCTCAGAATAGCAAATATATCCCCTTCTTGTATAAGCAAGTGTTCTGCTTCATCATGCCTCATTGGTACAGGTAGACAGTGATCTGTATATTGTACAACATCCCCTACTTGTATTTCTGAAACTGTTTGACCTACACCAACTACAGTCCCTATATTTTCTTGCTCTTGTGAAGATGTGGGAATCATAATTGTAGTATTCTTAAAATACTGTTCAGCTTCTTTTTGTTTGATTAGAACCTTCTTTCCTATTGGTATTACTTGTTGTGCCATTGTTTTTAGTTTTTGTATTGTTAGTTTTTTTTACTTCTTCTTCAAATATTGGTTCATCCCAATAACAGAATAGCCATTTTTCTTGTACTTTCATTTTATATTTGATCATAAGCTAATCCGGCACCTCCACGCACTGAACTTTCTTGCTCTTGTTTCATATCACTAAATGCTCCTTTGTATGATTGTCTTATATTCTCAAATTTAGCTGCTGCATTTACCATGGAATTAATATTTCCATCTCTACCATGTTCTATAGGTGTGACTTCCATATACTTACCTAATCTATCTAACATGGATTTTATACCTACATAAGCTCTGTATGTTGGTGTTTCATATAATTTCTTACACATGTCTAGAGCATATCTTATCTTTCCATCTTCTGGTGATTCCTCCAACTTTACTTCTTCAATTATAATATCTTCTTTCTCATGCTCAGGTAAATTAAAAAATGGATTCATATCAGGATTAGGACAACTCATATAAAAAATATATTGATAAACCTGTAAGTATGTATCAGGATATTCAGTCATAATTGCTTTTAGGAAAGGTAAAGCATAGCAATGTTCTGTTGGAATTACTTTACTGTTTTGTACGTCAAATAGTCTTACTAGCATAATTTATTTATTTGCATCCATTATATCCTTAATATCTTGAAAGTTTGCCTGAACAACTATAGGTGATGGATCTACTATCTGCGTCCCTGTTTTTAAAGTTAATAAAACCAAACCGTTCATAACCCCTTTGTTAAGTGTAGAATAGTATGGGGTTGCTGCCATTATACAAGTTGCATCTATATAAAGATCTTGATAACTACCTGCTTCTACATATTCTTTATAAGGTTGACCATCACTTAAACTTATTCTTACAGCTACTTTTGTTAATGTTATATTGCTCATAATTATCTATTGTCTTTTAACCACATTATTAGTGATGTTACTTCTGATTTTAAGTATGGTAATTCATACATTTTAACACCCTCTAATGAAGGTTCTCCATTTACTATTTTAGTAATAGGATAACCATTATCATCATCTCCAACTTTTTCAAACTTAACATGCTGTATAACTAACTTACCTATCTTAAGTTTAGGGTTGTGTTTTTTAATAATATACGCATAAATACTGAGTTGTAGGTTATAATGGTTTAAATTACAATCATCCAAATTATTAACAGGCCTGTACATTTTGTTTGTTATACCTTCCCAATTTGTAAATCCTTTCTCTTTTATTTCCTTATTAGTTTTATAATCATATATGTTTATATAACCATTTACAATTTCAACTAAGTCTGCTTGCCCGCATATTCCAGCTGATTTTAAATACACTAAGTGTTCTGGATAAATACCCTCCTTAAGCTTTTGCTCTGGAGCCATTTTAACGCCATTCTCATTGGTGATAGGTTTGATAATAGGTATTTGTGTACCATCTCTTTCTATTGTCTTAAAATCAAGCATATCAGCTTCTCTTTGATCATGATAATAATTACCTAGACCAATAGCTCTTTTAGTTTCATTATCCCATGCAGTAAGTATTTCTTTTTCAGTCATACCATACCATTTAGATCTTTTGTTCTTAGATGATTTTTTTGCTTGTCCTTCTCTGTCAAACTTAGGTTTAAACTTACCAATAAAAGAAGTTACACTTAACCAATCAATAGAGTCATTATTTATACTTTCATAGGAATGACCCTCTTCTTTAAATATAATAGCCATAATTATAGTGTTGTAGTAGTATACCACCACAAACCTTCTGTGTCAGTTTCTACTGTTGTTGTTGTGTCTTTATATATGTAATTAATTTGCATTTTCATCATTTTTAATTTTTTCAAATATTTGTTCCTCTTCTTCCTCAGTAGTAACTGAGTCCCAAAAACTTTTTGGGCATTCTGAAGATAATGATCTTACTTTAAAACCCAGACTGCAACCGCAATCACTACAACACGGCTGTGTTCCTGGTGCTAAGCAACTATCTCCTTTAGCATCAAACAAACTGCACTTTATACAAATCTGAAACCTTTCAGTTGCTATAGCTTCAACATGCTCTTTTTTAAATACATTATTTTTTATTCCTTCCGCAATCTTTCCTGCATTTCTAAAGGCATCTAAGTATTTTTTTATCTTGCTCATTTTTCTCTAAACATTTTCTTACTTAAGATATCATTTTCAATTACTTTAAGAGCTTTTTCCATCTCATTGATATTTGAAGTTATTGTTTCACTTTTTGCATATCCATTATAAGTACGCTTTGCTACATTACCTAACATGCTTTTTTGTTTTTTAATTGCATGCTCTAACTTTTTTTTCCTAAGATAAAAGGTACCTAATCCTTCTATATAAATTCTAGGATGGGCAAGTGATGATAATTTTTTTCTTACTTTACTAAAATAAAAAGTTATAAAATCATCAACTAACTGTGAGTGTACACCCACTTCTTCAGCAATACCTTTCTTAAACTCATTATGCTTCTTTGGGTTCATTGCCTAATATTTTGTAATCCAATAAAACTAAACCACTTGTTTGTACATTAATTGTTTTATTAATTACTATTGTTTTTTTATTAGTACCAATTTTACTTAATAGTCCTTTCTTCTCTATTTTAGAAATTGCATTTCTAGCTGATTGAGAACTTTTAAATATACCTTTTTCAGTTAATAGATTGCAAAACTTAGCTATCTCAATTTTAGGATTAAAAGATAATTCTGCTAAAAAATCTAAATCTGTTTTAGTCAGCAGGATATCATTAAAGAAACAATATGTAAGTATCTGATACTTTATTGATACATTAATACTTACTTTCAATTTTAAATCTACTTTATTTACTAGTGCCATTTTATAAACTCATTATCATATCTACAAAGTCAGGATGTGGATAACAATCAGACTTATCTCTCCTTACATTGGTATGTGTTAATAATCCTTTTACCTTTCCATAGAAAGCATCTTCATGAAACCCAAAGGCTTTATGTGCACCATGCTCATGAATATACTGTTGAAGTCCTATTCTAATATCAATATTATCTCTCTCTGCTACAAATTTGATCCACTTTTCAGTTTCTTTGATTTGCTCTTCTGAATAAGTATGCCATATAGAATGACCTCTAAAAGGTTTTTCTAGTTCAATAACCTCAGTATCAGCACATTTGCTATTAAAGTATGTTTTGTAATCCTCATCAAGATATCCAGCACAACAAATTTCCAATCCTACAGAATGTCTATTCATCCATCCTGATCCAGTTCTTCCAAGGTGCCACCCCTGGCACTTTTCTGGAAATGCTTGTACCATGACACCATCATATTCAGTATCACCTGTTCTGTGATTTCTTCCACCTAGTACAAACTCTGTTGCTACTCTACCTCTTTTATCTCTACCCCAGTGATCCACTGTTCTATATGGATTTTCTCTACCTGCTGTATGATGTAGGAATATGTAGTCATTAGTTATAGGCCCGTTAACATATTCACCTTTAGGTAAATAGTATTTGTGAATAGTTTGATTATATTCTGTAATAAAATATTCATCAGAAATATCACTGTCCTCATCTATCTCATCTAATACTAATATAGATTTATTTAAGAGAAGTGTCCATACGGGAGAGTCTACTATACCTGTTACGGGAAAGTTATTAGAAAGCTGAAATCTAACTACTGCTTTCTCAGTCAATGGTCCAAAGTGACCATCAACTGTTATCTTTAATGCTGTTTGAAGTGTTTTGACATCTTGCCCTGTATCACCTTTCTTTAGAAGTTTCATATTAATCTTCTATTTTAGATGCAGCTTCTTCCATTGCTTGTTTGAATGCTTTAGCTTCATCAGAGTTTGGATTAGATCCTTCTTCTTGAGAAGCATACTGTTGAGCCATAAACATTTGAGCTTGCATACGTTCTGCTCTAGACTTCTCAATAGTAGCCAGTAACATTTCATATTCTGCTTGTACTTCTAAATGAGGGATGTTATCTTTATAGAATCCAGTAATCTCTTCTCTACGTGCTGCCATTTCCTCTTTAGATAAAGTAGGGTCTTGGTCTTGTAATGGGTTTTGGTTTTTAGAATTTGCCATTTTGCTTTTTTTTAATTATTAAACGTTATTTATACAAATATATATATAAATAGTTTAAATAAAAAAAGTTTAGGCCCTTTTCTATTTATTTTGTTTTTTCATTTAACGCTTTTTGCCTTTATGAAGGCCATGCTTTGCGTGTTGCTCACCTTTTTTGGTAGCTGCTCTTTTTTTCTTGTTAGCAGCAGCTAACTTCTTTCTTCCTGCTGCAGTGCTTTTAAGTTTAGCAATAGTCTTAGAAGGTGCATATACTTCTCCGGTATCCTTACTTTTTTTACCAGAAGGAGTTCTCCACTTCTGTTTAGTCCACTTATCTAAACTCTTTTGTGATTTAGCTTTTGCCATTACTTCTTAGTTTTGTAGCCTCCACCATTAGCTTTGTAACGTTTAGCAAGCATTTGAGCTTTACGTGCTGACCATTGCCCAGGTGCTCCACCTTTCCCTCCTGCTTTAATAGAAGAGAATAATCTTTTACGCATTGCAGGTTTAGTATAGTTGCCTGCCTTGTTTACTGTACTTTTTTTCTTTGTTGCCATTACTTTCTTGATTTTGCCCCTGAGCATTTCCAACGCTTACGTGATAGATTATTTGGTGTATTAGGGTCATTCCTTTTCTTTGCAGAAAGTCTTTTCTTAATCCCTAAACTTCTTGCACAATAACTATCACCCTTTGAAGTACCAGGCTTAACTCTTGGTCCGCCTCCTTTGGCCTCACCAGCTTGTCCGTAACTAACTTTCTTTCCTGATTTAGTTACTTTAACTCTTGCCTTTCCTTTTCTTGGTGTTGCCATTCATTAAGCTATTTTATTGTACTCAGTGACTCCATCATTGCTGATAGTTTGTTCCCACTTAGTACCATCCTCAGAAATAATAACTATACGAGAAAAGGTTTTAGTTCCGGTTATAGTTTGATCTGATCCTATATTAACAGAGTTACCAGATGTAAACTTTTTTAAGTCTCCCAACGTAGTAAGCTCAGAGTTTAGTTTAGGATGTTGTTTTAATCTTTCTTGTGTACCTGCATATCTAGCAATAGCAATGTAATCATCTGCTTTTGGTATCACTGACTTTTTTCTAGTCAGCATACTAATCATGTCTTGTAATATATTTCCCATCTTTATTTGGTTTGGTTTATTAGTAAGCTTGGAAATTTCTCTTCCAGTATATCTCTTAACATGGCACATCTTTCATACTCTTCTGATTCAATATACCATGCAATCATACCTTCTAATTCAGTTTGTAAAGGGCCAGAATCCGGATCAAAAGCCATCAGTGCAGAATCCCCATCCTTAAATGAATCTTCTAGTAATGTATGGAAATCAATTTCCCCTGTAAGAACTTTATATGAATTGTCATAAGCTAAATTTACTTGATCTAATTCAGCCTCTTTTTTCTTAATATCTTCCATAGGATCATGCTCCCTTCCGTCTTCTTCTTTACTCATATCTTAAATTATAGAGTTAGTTGTGTTTATATAATTAATATACAAATTATTTGTGAGGGTTGAAAATTAAATTCCATATTTCCCGGACTCACTAGATTAAAAAAAATTTTATTTTTAATTTTTGTACCCCCCACGGTATTGCAAAAGTTTTGTGTTTGGCATTCTGAAGAGGATCTACTGTTCTGCTCCCCAGCTAATTATTGCGGATAGGGTACCCCCGTATATAAGTGGTATCCATTAATATTTTAAATTCATAAATTATGTCAGTATTCTTCAGAAAAGTACAAATCAATGAGTCAACAGGCTCAGCAATGATTCAGTGTACGTCAACACCAATCACTAACAAAAAGACTACACTTGCTGGTCTTGCTGTTGGTAGTAGAACTCAAGGTAATATTACCTTCGGCCAATTATCTCTTATAGACCCAGAAACCAATTTGGTAATGAGAGCTAATCATCCAACAATCCAAGAGCTAATGAAAAAATTAGAGCCTGGACAAGAGATGCCTGGATTCCGTATGTCTGATAATGCAGTAACGGATCTTAGAACCGGTGAACTCACAACACTAATGTGGGTGGAAGCAGTATAATCTTAATGGCCGTGTGTAAAAGCACGGCCTTTAATAACTGGAATGTTACAATTCCTATGTTACATTAACCAATTCTTTACCTCTATTTCTGCTCATCTTCCAATATCAACCTCTGCTCCCCAACTAATCTTTGCATCTTACTAATAATTAGTAATTAGTTATGTAAAAATTATTTATTTGGGTGTTGCACAATGAAGATGACATCATATAAGCCATATAATATACCTTTAAGGCCATTAAAATAATAACTGGACCCTATATATATAAATATAGCTAACAACACTACAAGAGTAACAATTACACTCAACAATAAAACATGAGTAGTTGTTGTCTCTTCCTCTATAGGAATAGTATCATATTACCCGCAATATTGCAATCACCACTAATACAATTAAAATGAAAAATACTAAAATCATGTTGGCTACAGTTGCAACATTTATCCTAACTGTTATATTCATAAATACAATCGTATGGTATCTAGAAGATACTTGGACATTTAAAGAATGCTTTGCTCATGGTGCTACCATAGGTGTATCAATAATCTTTGGATGGTTACCAGCAGCATTCGTTGGTCAAGACGTACATGAAAAACTTAATTATTAATAACTAATCCTTAAACTATGAAAAGAAAGTTTCTTTATCTAATGCTGTTACTCTTTATTGGAGGACCAGTATTACAATCATGTGGATCCACACGTAATAGATGTGGGACATCAAAAAACAAAAAAGCTTGGGCCAAGAATAACTATTGGGTATCCAAGAAAAAACATAAACGTTCTAAATGGGGTAGATAGTCTATCCCTTTATTTAATTAATACCACAAAACCATGCAGATAAAAATCATATACCCTGAGCAATTTGTTCAGCACAACAACAGAATCGGTATACTAATGTATACAAGCATTGAAAGTCCAACAGTTAACCTATTTACAGGAGAACAACATTTCGTAATCAAACGTAATGAACTTGAATCACCACTAATGGAAGATTTGAATGAAGAGCTTACTAATAACCATGAGTTAAGAGCACTTGCTTTGGACAACAACATCATAGAGATTAAAAGATTCTCTAATGTAGAATATATAAACTATTGTCAATCTTATAATAAATAAAACCATGAAACCAACTTATAAAAGAATTCTCAGATCAATTATTAAAATAGTATTTGTTGTAGTATCACCTATACTTGCAACAGTAACATTAGCAGCTATCGTATTCAATGATGGCTTTATATCTACACCATTAGTATGGAGTGGACTAATACTATCTTACTTTACTGTAATGATATTAGCAGTCATAGTATATAATTACTTACCAAAAGTACATATGCTACCAAAGTTTAATATAGAAATCCTGCCATTAATTGGTTTTGGAATAGGTCTTGACTATGGATATAATGGTAGAGATGTAGCTGTAATAGTATTTATCCCATTTGTATCATTGGAGATAAAACAACAAGTTTAACAAATTAAAAGTGCCACACCTGACACCCTAACAACACCAGTATTATTATATATATTATTACTAGGTAGTAAGGCTAGGGAAACACACAGTATATATGGTTAGTGGTAACCTAACATAGCGGGTCCAATCATTAGTATTGGCCTGCTATGTTTATTAAAATTAAATTAATGGGAAAAAATAATACAACATACGTAATATCAGAAAAAACAAGTAAAGAAATTATATATGGGATAGTCAACAAATCAAAGTTGTCTAATCCTGAAAACATTGTGCACATCATGAATATCCTTAATGAAGGATTAAGTGAGTCACATATGAGTTTTATCTTAAACAGTATCTTATCTTACAAAGAAATCAAAACTTTACAGATGGGTGATATTGTTAAAGTAAAGCCACCAAGTTATCATGCAGGTACAAACTTTGAATGGGATGTGCTAATTGATAAAGGTCTTGCTACTATAGATGGTTATATCTATGGTAGAATTAAAACAGATGGTTCATGGAGTGATGAGTTTGATCCATATCATATGAATATGGAGGTAATGCTTTATTATTATGACGTAGACAACCAGGTTATTAAAGAAGAGTCAGCAAAAATTAATACATTTGACATTGAGGTAGTGGATAAAAACACTATTCCTTTCTTTAATAAAGTAGTTCAAACAGAATTATTCAGTGAAATTAATGGAACTGATATCAATGAAATATCAATTTAAAATCAAGACATGGCAACAATAAGTAGAGAACTGTTAACCAGTGAGTATAACAAGTGGTTAAAAAGTGACAGGTCTATACCTTTCGGTAAGATGATGAATGATAAGTATGGTATGAGAAATGATGAACTAAGTAAAGAAGTAGATCATAACTTTGCTTTATTGATCATCATGTCTAAACATGTCACAGAACTATAGATTTGGTATAGTTAGCCGTGAGGTTATATTATCACCAGACCTATCAATAAAAGCTAAAGCACTATACTCAGTTTTAGCATGTTATGCAAACAAACAAAGATCTTGTTTTCCTTCTATATCAACATTAGCGGATGACTTAAATGTAAGTCAAAGAACCACAAAGAGACTGATAAAAGAACTGAAAGATCAAGATTATGTTAAAAGAGTAGGTAGAAAGCTAATAATAAAATAACCTGTTAGCTATATATATGCAGACTTTTTACTCCTAATAATGAAAGACATGCTTATTATGTTATATTAGATACATAAATTATTATATTTTTGTTAAACTTACTTAGCAAATAAAATGATAATACAGTTACCTAATGGACGCATAATAGAATGTTCAGTTGAGCAATATTTATCTTTATCAGATGATGAGATAAAAGACCTCAATGGTTTAGGTGGAGTATATACAAAAGAAGTGGGTAATCCTTTTTACAATCAATTTTCTGGTAAACAAGAGAAAGAATCTGATGAAGATCCTGAAAGGATCATTGAAGACTCTAGATCTTTAGATGAAATAGATAGTTATGAGAAATTGGAAGACCCGTATTTTCACCCAGATGATGTCTAAAAGATAGACAGAATCATTCACACATTTTATTAAATTTTAAAAAGCAAAAATTATGCAAAGTAAAGTAAACATCATTGCTGATGACATGGGAAATGTTATCCGCCAATCAAGCACAAGTTCAGAGTACGGTTATGTAAGATTACAACAAGACAGAGTTACCTTTGGTAATGGAGGTTGGGTTAAGAAATCAAACATAAGTACACTACTACATGGTAAATTAGAAGATCTACAATCTATTGGTTTAGAATCTATGACTACATTGCCAGGTAAAATTATCATCAAAGAACAATTTGATGCATTTTCAGCTAATGATCCTGATAGAGACCTTAAGTATGCAGGTGATACAGGTATTATCTGTTGTGTTGATGGAGAACCTATTTATAGGAAAACCTTTTTTGTTGCTGATGCAACAGCGGAGGATGTATTGTTAGCTCATAATAATGGTGCTGCAATCAAAGATGCAAACGCATCAACTTCATTTAACCTAGAGAAAAAACCAAAGAAAGCTACAACAGCTGAGGCATTTGGATTTGACTCATCAGAGGAAAAAGTAGAAAATGAAATTGTTGATGAGAAAGTAGAAGAATTAGTAGTAGAAGAAGAAGAGACATTTGAACTCTAAATAAACATCTCTGAAGGATGACTGAAAAGGGACTTGACCACTAGAAATAGTGTGATAGTCCCTTTTTTTATTATTAAATCTAAAATTATATTAAATAAAAATTAAAACTATATGTATGCTATCTCAAGAACAATTAACACAACTAAAACAAAATGAAAGTAAAGATCTCCTAAGTAAAAGACTTCAACGTTACCACTATTATGGAATACTTGATGAATATCAGTTACATCCACCTACAATTATTAACAACTTTGAGTATACCAAGTTAAATTCATACCAACACTTCTTGTTTAAGAGAGTGTTACATGGGTTAAACGTCTATGATAAAGCTGAGGTTGAAAAATTACATTGGGATAAAAAAAGAAGAATCTCAAAAGTTTGGAGAAGAGGTCAAAGAGAAATCAATGCTTGGAAACAAATGATTTGCAGTAAAAAGATCAACAACTACTTTAAAAGAACATTTAAAGGTAAATCAGTTGAGTTTTTAATATCTATACCAGTTGATGAGTATTTAGAAGATTATAATAATACAATATCTTTTAAAGATTTAGGTATAGTATATGAAGATGTGATACTTTTATTTATGTCAAAGGGTTTATTACCAGCAAATTACTTAACTTTAAGTCCAAATGACAATCAAAAAAAGTTGAAAGCATGATTCAACAAAAAAAGAAACTATGTAACAATTGCAATACGGAACAATTTATCTGGAAAAATGATAAAGGAAACCGTTATTGCAAGAGTTGCTGGTACAAAAGTAAGAGTACAGATGCTAAACCTTTAATGAGAAAGCCCATTAAGCAAAAGTCAAAGAAAATGCAAGTTATTGATTTAGCTTACAGTAAACTTAGACGTAAGTTTCTTGAAGAGAATCCAATTTGTCAAGCAGCTTTGCACAATTGCACGTTACATTCTACAGATGTACATCATAAGAAAGGACGTGGGGAATATCATTTAAAGGTTAGCACTTGGCTATCATCATGCAGGTCATGTCACATGTGGATAGAAGAACATCCAAAAGAAGCTATAGAATTAGGTTTTTCTGAAAAGAGGATTTAAATTTGATCTATAAAATTAGGTCCTATAGCTCAATTGGATAGAGCAACAGCCTTCTAAGCTGTAGGTTCAAGGTTCAAGTCCTTGTGGGATCACTGTTGGCCGGATGATGAAATTGGTAGACATGAAGGACTTAAAATCCTTTGGACAGCAATGTCCGTGTGGGTTCAAATCCCACTCCGGCTACCGGCTCTCTTAGCTCAGTTGGTTAGAGCAATTCACTCATAATGAAAAGGTCATAGGTTCAAGTCCTATAGGGAGCACCTTTATAAATCTAAAAAATTAAAAAATTCATGTAATAATTATGACTAAAAGAGAAATAGTACAAGCAGATGCATTATCTATAGCTGCACAACATAAAAGATGTGGTTTAGGCATATCTATGGGTGTAGGTAAGACAAGAATTGCTATACAACACTTACAAAGAAACTATAATCCTTTTATAAATGCATTAGTAGTAATACCAAAACATTCAGTAGCTCAGTCTTGGCTTGATGAACTAGATAAAATGGGATTATACCCATTAGTTAAACATATAACGTTTACAACATACTTATCTATAAACAAACAGAATCCAAATGACTATGATATAGTCTATTTAGATGAATGTCATAGCTTATTAGAATCACATGAGCCATTTTTGTCTGTATTTACAGGTAAAATATTAGGCTTAACAGGTACACCACCAAAACGTGCTGATTCTGTAAAAGGTAGAATGGTCAAAAAGTATTGTCCCATCAAGTTTACATTTAGTGTAGATGATGCAACAGATTCTAAAATACTAAACAACTATAAAATTTTTGTTCATCAACTGGAGTTGTCTAAACTTAAGACACTAAAGAAAAAGAATAAAAATGGAGGTTTTTGGTGGACATCAGAATTCTTAGACTATAGTTACTCTACTAAGCGTTATGCAGATGCTAATACACCAAAACAAAGACAGTTTGCTGCTATTATGAGAATGAAAGCATTGATGGACTACTCTACTAAAGAAGATTACGTCAAATCATTGACTTCTAACTTAGGTGATAAGTGCATTATATTTGCTAATACACAAAAGCAAGCTGATAAATTATGCAAGCATAGTTATCACTCTGGTAATGCAAAATCAGAAGAGAATCTAGAATTATTCTCTGATGGTAGAATTGATAAGTTATCATGCGTGTTACAATTATCAGAAGGTGTTACAATTCCAAACCTTAAACAAGGTATTATTATGCATGCATATGGTAATGAAAGAAAATCTTCACAAAGAATAGGTAGATTACTAAGACTTAATCCATCTGAAACAGCAGTATGTCACATACTATGTTATACAGGTACACAGGATGAGACATGGGTTACCAATGCTTTGAAAGATTTTGACAATTCTAAAATTAAATTTTACAATCCTTTAAATAACTAAGATGAGTATTCAAGAATGGAGTTGGATGGATGATAAAAAAACAGAAACTAAAACTAATAAAGTTTATAAATGTCTACAATGTGGTAAGCTATCAGAGTATGAAAGCTATTGCAGTAGTAGATGTTGGATGGACAGTCAAAAAAAATAATATTATGGGAAAAATGAAAGAGCTCTTTATTGAGCAACAAGAAGAGCTAGAGTATCGTGGTGCACATGATGCAATGATACATAGCTATGCTAGAAAAGCAATAGAAGAATATATAGAAGAAGGAGATACTCCTTGTCCTAATTGTTATAATGTTTCTTTATTACGTAATGAATCAAATGCTAAGTGCACTGAGTGTGGACAAGAGTTTGTTTACGTTGATGGAGGTGCACTAAGATTTATATAGTATGGAAATAGATCTTATAACACAAACAGGTGAGTCAGTTACGGTTGAATATAATTATGACCCAGGAGAACCAGATCAATATTATGATTCTAATGGAGATCCAGGAACACCAGGTTATGGACCAACAGCAGACATAACTCATGTATGGTATAGTGGTATTGATAGAACAGGTAATCTTGTTAATATTGATGTCATGAATCTCATAGATGAAGATTTTGAACAAGAAATTTTAGATGCTCATGAATTTTAAAAAAGCAATAAAAGACATATTAAAAATTTGTGCTGTCTCATCATTAGTTTTTATACTAATAATGTTTGCAGCACACTATATACCTACTGGATCTTATAGTAAATCATCAGAACGTGAATTTTATTTATCTGATAATGGTGCACATGTAGATATAGTATTAAGAGAAGATGGAGTCTTTAAACTTTATGGTTGGGGATCTAAAGTATTTTTTACAGAAGTAGATACATTTGATAGTTTAACTATAGGAAAGCTATATAAAACTTTGATTACTGATCCTTCTACTTTAGTACGTGTACAGAAGACTTTCTATTTTGATTCTTTTAATTGGAAAACAGTCAAGTGTTCTGAAAAGCAATATCAAATAATTAAAAAGCACATAGATGAATCACATTATAATTCAGAATATGCACCAAACTATTATTATGGTAAAGACAACTACCGTTGGTATTACACTTGTAACACATGGGTAAATAACGGATTAAAAAAAGCAGGCTTGAAAGCACCTTTATATACACTTACAAGTGAATCAATAACTAAATTTTATAATTAAACCCTATCACGTGAAAACAGATGACCCAAAAGAACCAGAAACACAATTAGATTTACCAGAAGATAACACTAATAATAGTAATCAAGATGAACACATGTTTATATGAAAAAAGAAAAAAAAATAAGACAGTACAGAAGTAATCAAGGAAGATCTCCTGAAAGACAATCTAAAATATACAAAGGATGTTTTTGGAGTCTACTAATATTTTTAGTAGTATCATTAACATGCGCTGTAAGTAATGTTATATTAGGATGAAAGATAACTTATATATAAAAGCTTCAATTAAAAATGGAGAATTGTATTTCCCAAAGAAAGCAGTTCAAACCAAATTTAATAAATGGTTAGGTAGTTTACCTGATGACTCTAAGTTAGAAATATTTATTGGTGTAGGTGGTGATAAGGGTAGTAACCCACAGTTAGCACGTGTACATGCAATGATTAGAGAAATAGCACAAGAAATTGGCTACACATTTATAGAAGCAAAGATGGAAGTAAAAAGAGCATGTGGATTATGCTTTGTTAGAGATGGGCAAGAGTATTGCAAATCTTTTGCAGATTGTGATAAAGATGAGCTTAACTTAGCTATACAATCATGTATAGAAATTGGAGAGTTTAATGGTATGAATTTAAGATAGTTACTTAACTATTTTCATCTTACTATTAATCTCTTTGATTTTATCTGCTGTAGATTTACCTGCTGTAACTAAATCAGCAAGATCCTTTAGATCATCTTTAGTAGCAGTAGTCTTAGTTTCAATTTCAAGACCTTGTTCTTTTGCTAAAAACCTTAGAAGTTGGAGTAAAGAAAACAATGTATAAATATTAGATTCATTTATATCAAGTGTAAGATCTTTTTGTATTTCTTCAGTAATTTCTTGTCCGTCTTCTAACTGCATTATAGCACCAAACTTTTTAAATAGTTTAGGTAATCCTGCAGGATTTGGATAGTTAGTTACCATATCAGTTAAAATTCTAGAAAGACCAGAAATATATGCGGTTGATACTGTGATACCTGTTATAACTTTTGTAAAGTCATAAGTAACAGTTGACTCTAAATTTTGATTTTCTTCAGACATAATAAAAGATTTATATACAAATATACAAAAATAGAAAGAAATATGGAAAAAAACCTTATAATTCTAAAAGACAGTTTAAAAAAAGATATAGAAAGCTCAGGTTGGGCAGATATATTATTTCCTTATATTGACAGCAAACTTTATGATGATCTAACAGATTCATTAGTTAGTTTAGTTGAAGAAGGTAAAAGATTTACTCCAAAGTTTAAAGACATATTTAATGCATTCAAAGAGTGTAAATATGATGATTTAAAAGTTGTGATAGTTGGTCAAGATCCTTATCCACAATTAGGATCAGCTGATGGTTTGGCTTTTAGCTGTAGTAAAAAAGATAAAGCAGAAAAGTCTTTACAATATATCAATAAAGCAATTGATACAGATCACACTGATTTAAAATGTTGGGCTAATCAAGGCGTGCTATTAATTAATACAGCTCTTACAGTTGAAGTAAACAAAATAGGATCACACTTTTGGCATTGGAAACCCTTTACTGAACATCTGTTTAGTAAGATCAATCAAGACAATAAAGATATTGTTTTTATATTGATGGGTAAAAAAGCAGAAGCATGGGAAAGATTAATATCTAATCAAAAGATACTTAAGTGTACACATCCTGCATCAGCTGCATATAGAGGTGGTATTTGGGATTCAAATGACGTGTTTAATAAGACTAATGTAGAACTAAATAAACAAGGCAAAACCTTGATAGACTGGTAAAATTTTCTTAAATTTGTAAACTATATAACAAACATAAATGACTAAGAATCAACACAATAGGCTTGATAATGACATAGTTACGTTCAAAGAAACTATGCTCACTGAGTATGGAATTGAAATCATTGTATTTCAAAAATTACATAATGAAGGAGAATACAGGCCAACACTTGAACAAATACATAAAGCATGCATAACTACTATGCATATTCTTTATCCTGAACTACAAAGTATCAAGAAACTTTCTGTATTAAACAGAACTAAAGACTTGGTAATGTTCAGAAAGATTTACTGTCATGTGGGTCATACTATGAGATATACTTGCCATGCTGTAGGTAAATATATTGAACGTGATCATTCAAGTGTGGTACACAGTAGAAACAGCGTTGATGATATGCTTTATATAAAAGATAAAAGTTATATGAATGCATTTGATAAAGTTACTAAACTAATAAATACATATGTGGGAACTATTCCAAATAATATACAAAAACAAACTTAGTCCAAATCAGGCAGCTATATTATTTGGTATGAAACTAAAAATAGCTTTGCCTAAGATTTCAGAAGATGACAAAAAAGCATTAGTTGATAATGGATATGTTACATTTGATAATGAATCATATAAATTAACAGCAGATGCAAAAGTCTTTATAGCACACTTAGATAATTATTTTATAAAAGCAAAAAAGAAAACTAATATCCAGCTTATGGGTAAAGACTTTGCTGATAAGATAAATACCTATAGGGAAATATTTCCAAACCAAAGATTACCAAGCGGTAAACCTGCAAGAGTCAATGTAAAAATGTTATCAAGTTCTTTTAGATGGTTGTTTGAAACATATGATTATACATGGGATCAAGTATTTGAAGCTACAAGAATGTACGTGAATGAGTACAGAGATGCAGAGTACATGTATATGCAGACAAGTCAATATTTTATATGTAAACAAGATAAGCATAAAGTTAAGTCTTCTACATTAGCTGATTATTGTGATATGATCAGAGATGGTATTGACACAGAACAACAAACATTTAAAGAAAAAGTAGTATGACAGTAGAAGAACAAGAAGAAGTATTAAATAAATTAAACCTTGTACTTGAAGATTTTCAAATGCTAAGAGATGGTGAATGGGAACCAGACACTAAATCATGTAATTCAAGCATAGATAATGTAACAAGTATTATATATACAATAGAGAATGGCTAAATCAACAGAAGGATGGGTGGGGCAATATTCCGCATTCAATGAAGCATTAAAATACATGCAGGGTAGACAAAATGGGACTGAAAAGTCTATATATACACCGTGGCCTAAGTTTAATGATGCTGCTACTGATGGTTTAGAATGGAATACTCTAACCGTAATAGGTGGTAGACCTGGTTCAGGTAAAACACTTATTAAAGATCAGATTATAAGAGAATCTTTTGCACTAAATCCGGATGATGATTTTAGAGTATTAGAATTTCAGTTTGAGATGGTTGGTAGAACCTCAGCTATTAGAGAGTTTAGTTCTATTACTGGTAAAACATATAAAGAATTATGTAGTGCTGGTAGTATACTTACTTCTGATGTATTGAACACATGTCATCAGTATGCTAAGGAAAGAGTTAAGCATCCGGTAGATATAGTTTCAACACCTATGACTGTAAATCAAATGCGTGATCAAATTGATATGTACATGAATAAGCATAAAGGTAAAAAAACTATTATAACATTAGATCATACAATGCTTGTAAAGAGAGCACCTTATCAGAATAACACATTAGATATGTTATTTGAGTTGGGTGAGTTTTTTACACAATGTAAAAGAGATTATCCATGTTTGTTTATTTCACTATCACAACTTAATAGAAATATTGATAATCCAGAAAGAGCAATAGATGGTAAGTATGGTAATTATATTCTTGAGTCAGATATATTTGGTTCAGATGCTATGTTACAACATGCAGATATGTTAATAGGTATCAACAGGCCAGCTAAACAAAAGATTAGGTTTTATGGACCTGATAGATATATAATAGAAAATGATAGAACATTAGTTCTTCACTTTCTTAAAGCTAGGAATGGTGATGCAAGAATGAGTTTCTTTAAAGCAAAATTTGAACAAATGCAAATTGAAGAAATGCCTACACCTGGACAACAAGAAAGGAGATGATAAATACAAAAAAAATAAACAATGAAATTATGGGACTAACACCTGCAGAACGCAAAAGCAAAGTTAAAAAATTAAGAGAAGAGCATGAAGATTATTTTCAAACAGAAGGTATGATTAATGCATTATATATTCCTAAGATGGCATACAGACCATCTGGTAAGGATGAGTTACATGTTAGTTTCTTTCCTAGTGAAATGGAGAAAGAAGAAGATATATATACAGAGTTTGTAAGTATTGATTATGATACAGAAGACCCTAAAAGAACATTATATCTACATAAATACAATCCTCATTGGAAGTCAGAGTATGAATTAATTACTAGCAACTCAGGATTCCAAAGACATTTGATTCCCGTAAGTGAATTAAAAGTTATTAAAGATGTGACATCAAAAGAATTACCGGGTCAAAAGTTTCAAGACACAGGTAAAGTTGAAGATTTGTTTACCTTAGCTAATCCTGATGAAACACCATCATCTGCATTAGTAAATAAGCTAGAAGAAATTAATCAAACATTAATAACATTAACCAAAGTAATTACAAAATTAATTAAATAAATATGGCAAACAGTATATTAATAATAGCAGATTCAGGTACAGGTAAATCAACATCAATTAGACACTTAGATCCTGATGAAACATTTATAATTAACATTGCAAACAAACCACTGCCTTTTAAAGGTTGGAAGTCTAATTATACAGCAATCAATAAGGAAAATCCAAAAGGTAATTTGGCTTCATCTTCATCAGCAGCTGGAATAATGAAAGCAATTACACATGTAGATCAAAAAATGCCAAAAATCAAAACATTAGTTATTGATGATTGGCAGTATATGAGTTCTTTTGAATACTTTGATAGAGCTAATGAGAAAGGTTATGATAAGTTTACCCAGATTGCAGCAAACTTAGCTACAGTAGCTAAAATGCCTAAAGATCTAAGAGATGACTTAACCGTAATATTTTTAACTCACTCTGAAGATTCAACTGATATCAATGGTAATAGAAAAATTAAAGCAAAAACCATTGGTAAAATGATAGATAACACACTAACTTTGGAAGGTCTGTTTTCTATAGTTCTATTTGGAAAGGTAAATAAAAATGATGATGGTGAACTTGAATATGGTTTTGAGACTCAAAACAATGGAGAGAACACATGTAAATCACCACAAGGTATGTTTGAAGACTTCTTCATCCCAAACAACCTGCAGTATGTAAAAGACTGTATTAAGAAATATGAAGAGTAATTTAAAAATCAATAATTAAAAAAGTAAAAATTATGTTTAACACACAAGGAATGACAGCCGGATCAGGCAAAGAGAAGCCAGTTATTGGAACAGGTAATCAAAAAGTAAAGATTAACTCTGTTACTTTTGATCAAACACCATATGATGCAAATGCATATAATATTACATTACATGTAGAAAGTGAGCCTATGACAGGTGAATTTCAAGGATTTTTAGTAGATCAAAATAATCCTAATGGACCACGTTATTCAGGTCAAGTAGGTAGAGTAAGGTTTAGCCCTTATGCATACAAAGATACTATTCTTCCTAATGGTAATGAGATTAGCCGTGACAATGAAGTTATGAAAGCTATGGTATTCTTAGCTGAAACTCTAAACAAAAGAGCGGATCTAGATAAGATTAGTGCAAACACAATTGAGGAATTCATGAGTGCATGTAATAGTATCTTTTCTAATTCAGGTTTTGTAAACGTATGTCTTGCAGCACGTGAATGGGAAAACAAAGAAGGTTATATTAACAATGATTTGTTTTTACCAAAAATGAGTAAAGGTAATGTGCCAATAGAAGCACTTGATGTAGAGTCATCTAAATTAATTACATTTGATTCTAACAATCCTCTTCACTTAAGAAAAGCTGTTAAAACAGACGCTCCAGCAACAACAAGCTTTGAGCCAACAACTTCATCAGCAAGTGACTTTGATTTGTAGTCAAAATTAACCTAAAATTAGAGGGGGTGTAATGCCCCCTTTTTTTTCAATTTGATTAATATGTTTAACACTAAAAATTTAGTATTAGAAATAGATGATATACCAAGTTATTGGGTGTTTCAATATTATTTAAATTTATCAGAAACCTTAACAGGACAGGATGTAAAAATACATTCAGTATTTAATCCTAATGAGAAAACACCAAGCTTTTGTGTTTATGTTGACCCAAGAATAAGTCAATATAAATTTAAAGACTTCTCAACTGGTAATAATGGTAATAAAGTTGACTTAGTAAAACTTATGTTTAATATTGGTTATACTAAAGCTGTGATGAAGATTATATCTGACTATAATGTATATGTCAAGCAAAATGGTAAAGCCAAAATTGAATTTAAACCTGTATCTAAATGGGAAGTGGATTTTATAAAACACAGACCGTGGAATCAACTAGATGCAGATTACTGGTTATCTTATAGGATAGGTATGTCTATGTTGGATTTGTATAATGTTAAGCCAATTGAGTATTATAATCTCATAAAGCAAGAAGATGGCCACATTAATACATTAAAGATACAGGCACCAAGAGTTTATGGATACTTTAATAAACATGGAGAGGTATATAAAATATATCAACCCAAAAGTAAACATAGATTTCATAAAGTCAATACTTATCTTCAGGGACTAGATCAATTAAAATATGAGAAACCTTATTTAGTAATATGTTCATCATTAAAAGATGCAATGTGTTTGAAGGGTATGGGTTATAACATTGAAGTTGTAGCACCAGACTCAGAGAATACTATAATTAAACCTCACATTATACAAAACTTTAAAAAAAAGTATAAAAAGGTTATTGCATTGTTTGATAATGATGAAGCAGGTTTTAAAGCAATTGAAAGATATGCAAGCACATATAATATACATGGATGTGCGCTAACTATATGTAAAGACATATCAGATGCTATGGAAAAACATGGCTTTGATAAATTACATGAAGTATTAAAACCATTACTAAAACAAACACTTAATAAATGATATGAAAAAACCAAAAAAATGGTGGATACCGGGTTCTGTACCTTCCAGTAAAAATGGAAGAAGATGGACGGGTAAATACTTTATAGCTAGTAAGACAGTAGTTAACTATAGGAAGCTTACTAAAGAATACTATGAAAAGTATGCTGAAGAGTTTAAAGCAGAATTATCTAAATGTACTTTACCAGCTAAGATATCTTTTACATTTGTAAGAGGTACTAAGCATAAATTTGATTATATCAATCCTGCACAAACAGTACAAGATGATATGGTCAAAGCGGGTTGGATTGAGGATGATAATGCAGAATTCATTCTTCCTGTATTTATTCAATATAAATATGATAAAAAGAATCCCGGAGTATGGATAGAAATATTAACAGATGAATCTACTAAAGAAGAATGATTTCTTTAATATTTTAAGATTACTTAATGGACTACCTGATGATTTTGATTTAGGAATGCATTGTTATAATAGTTTAGAGTTAGATGATAAATATATAACTGATAAACTATTTGCTAAAGCTTTACATTATGATACAAGAAAGTTATTTTTAAAAAGTAGGAACATTAAGTATGCTATAGGTTCTCTTACAATAGAACGTATCCTGATTGATATTGGTGGTACATATAATGAAGAAACTTATAAAAAAATATTAGATAAAATTATATAGATATGATGAACATACAAGATGTAGTTGCACGGACAACTAAAAATTTAATATTTACAGAGCCCTTTTACGGGCTTTTTTTAATTGGTATAAATAAAAAATACAGTGATAAAATACCTACAGCAGGTGTTAGCAAGCACGGTATTGGAATGCAGTTAACAATCAATCCTGATTTTTACTTTAATTTAAGTGAGGATCATAGATATGGTTTGGTAAAGCATGAACTATTACATATTGCATTTGGGCACTTAATAATGAGAGATCTATATTCTAATCATAAGTTATTTAATATAGCTGCTGATTTAGAAATTAACCAGTACATACTGGAAAGTAAATTACCTGAAGGTGGTTTATTACTCTCAAGTTTTCCTGAATTAAATCTTCCTACTAAAGCAGGTACAAAAGAATATTATAGACTTTTGGAACAAGCACAACAAGATGGGACATCTCCATCATTAGATAACCTAATGGATCAAATGGATGGTAATAGCCCACATTGTCATGGTACATGGAATGATTTTGATGATTTATCTGAAGCTGATAAAAAGCTTGTGCAAAAGCAGGTTGATCATCAGCTTAAGGAAGCAACACAAGAAACTCTTAAAAAGCAAGGCACTGTGCCTGGAGAGTTATCAGAGCTAATTCATAAGTTAATGCATGTTGAACCTGCAAAGTTTAATTGGAAAGCTTATTTAAGAAGGTTTGTAGGTAATTCAAGTATAGTTTACACTAGAAAGATGAGACGTAAGTATAATAAACGTTATTCTGAAAACCCTGGTTTAAAGATAAAGTTTAAGAATCATATACTTGTTGGTGTTGACACATCAGGTTCTGTAAATACAGAAGAACTAAAAGAATTCTTCTCTGAGTTAGCACATATGCATAAAACTGGTCATAAAATTACAGTTGCACAATGTGATACTAAATTAAAAAGTGTAAAAGAATTCAATCCAAAGAAAGATTGGGAGATACATGGTCGTGGTGGGACAAGCTTTCAACCAGTAATTGATCACTATAATGAAAAGAAAGGGTTATATACAGCTCTTATATATTTAACAGATGGTGAAGCATATTCTCCTGATGACTGTCCAAAAAATACCTTATGGGTACACAGCAGTATATCAGAGATAAATGATGAGTTACCAGGACAAAAGATAAAACTAAATTAAATTAAAAAAGTAAAAATGGGTCAAGTAAATTTAAATGCTACAGAACTAAAAGGATTTGTTAATCACATAATCACTAACAATAGATTCTTACAAAAAGAAGGTAAGCAATCTGTATCTGTTGAGGTTGTGGGTGAATCAGGTATTGGTAAAACTTCAACTATTGTTGAGTTAGCTAAAGAGAATGATTTAAACTTTGTTAAGTTAAACTTAGCACAGATAGAAGAGCTAGGTGACTTAGTAGGTTTCCCAGTTCGGCAATTCCAAATGTATAAAGAGACAAAAGTTTCAGAAAATAAAAATGACATATCTTATACTGCTGCACAAAGAGCTGCTGCATCATCCAGTTTGGCAAAAATGCCACAAGTAACAACCAAAAAGGTTGGTTTATGGGTTGATGAACTTGCTGTACAAGAGTATCTAAAAAATGGATACAAAATGACTGGTAAGAACAGAATGTCTTATTGCCCACCAGAGTGGATTGCTGATAAAAAATCAGGTGGTATCTTATTACTAGATGACTGGAACCGTGCTGATGTACGTTTTATTCAAGCTTGTATGGAATTGATTGACAGACAGTCTTATATTTCATGGACACTACCACAGGATTGGCATATTATATTAACAGCTAACCCGGATAACGGAGACTATATGGTTAACAGTGTAGATAGTGCACAGAAAACCAGATATGTAACTGCTAATCTTAAGTTTGATGTTAATGTATGGGCTCAATGGGCGGAAGAAGCAGGTGTAGATTCTAGATGTATTAACTTTTTGTTATTGAATCCTGAGTTAGTAACTCAAGAAACAAATGCAAGATCTATTACTACATTCTTTAATGCTATATCAAGCTTTGATAATTTTGAAGATAACCTTAGCATGATTCAAATGATTGGTGAGGGTAGTGTAGGTGATGCTTTTGCATCAATGTTCACAACCTTCATTAATAATAAACTTGATAAGCTTGTAACTCCAAAAGATTTGTTGACACATGATAATCAGCAATATATTCTTGGTGAGCTTAGAAGTTGTATTGGTAAAGGTGACAATTACCGTGCAGATATTGCATCTACATTAGCTACACGTCTGGCAAACTATGCTGTTGTGTATTCTAAAGAAAATACTGTAAGTCAAAAAAATACAGAAAGACTAAAGGCACTATGTACTGAAGACTATTTTACTAATGACTTAAAGTATTTGATTGTAAGATCAATATTTAGTGGTAATAAACAAAAGTTCAATAAACTAATGATGATCCCTGAGATTGTTAAAATGACTATGAAATAAAATGGCAAATAAATCAGTATATCAAAATTTTGATGCTGATGCTTTAACACACTTTGCACTAGAGGCTGACCCTATTTATGGGTTGGTTTCTAGTACTAGTGTTCATGAAGTATTATGTACTCAAGATCAAACAACGTATGAAAAAATAAACACTATACTAACGGTCCCAACAGAAGATGGCCTGACTTTTAGAACTAAAAAGAAAGCTTTTATACTACCTAAATGTAATGTATCACAAGATAGATTAAAGGCTGCTCTTAAAGAGCACAGTATAACTGTAACAAATGATTATGAATTAGCAGATCTAATTATAGGTCATGAAGAAATAACAACTCATAAATTAAGTAATGCGGAGAACATCCCAAGTACTATAATGATGAATAAGTTATGGAATTATGAGACTACAAAAGGAGATATCAACTCAGGATCAGGTATTCTTAGACAAATAGCTGATTCTAATTTAGAATGTATAATTACACCTAAGATTACAGATAATGTAAGATATTATGATCTAGATATTGAAGATAGTCTATATGATACTTGGATGATTACTGGTATGGCTTTAAACTTGGCTCATATAATTGATACCACAGATGTTAGTGTTATTGATCCTGAGACAGTTCTTCATGCTTCTGCTAGTAAAATGACTCTTGATGAACAGCTTCTTAGTGATCTCAAGACTCAGTTAAATTCATATGGTGATGATAAAGCTTTAGCTCTTAAAATTATACCAACTATAGATTATAAAAAGAACTATCATTTATTATGGCAGTTTGCACAAGACTGTAGTAGTATAACATATGCAGACAATAGAGATAAAGATTTGCAGTATTGGATAAGTGAATCAGGCTTTCTTAATTTTGAACGCAAGAGTGCACAAGATATGATACTATGGTTAGAGCAGGAAGAAAAGCTTGACACAACCACATTTAGATATCTAGAACCTATAGTTAGGAGAGAAATAAGCATTCATAACAGGGACCTTTATACATTTAAAGTAGCTGTCAAAAAAGAATATCAAAAATATTTAAAACATGACAAAAAAGATATATAATTTTAATTTAAAAAGAGAAGATGTTGCGGTTAACAAAAATGTTGAACTAACATCTGGAGCATTTGATATACAACTAACAGATGAACTTTATGTTGGGAGTAGTGATAACTACCATTTATCAGGTGATGATCTTGCAAAATTTGGGTTACATAACATAGTTACTGATAAACAGGAACCATCTGTTATTAACCTACAAAATGTAAAGATCTATAGATATCCTAAATTAAACTTACCAAGACAAAAGTTTGATTTGTTAAAGGAAAGGTTTGATTGTAAAATTACTAGAGATAGTGCTAAGGCAGACATACACGTAGTATCATATAAGTTTTTAGAATCTATATTTACATACAATTGGTATAGTAATAAATATTTAGATTACAAAGACTTTGTTAGGGTGTGTATAATAGCAAAAGAGAAAGGCATGTTTACTGATAAAGCTCTTAATGAACTTAGAGAAAGCCTATCTGAAATGGATCAAAACTCAATTATTGCGTTCCATGACCGTTATTATCATAATAGTAACAATGCTCAGATATGGAAAGATCAATTTCTTAAAATTACAGAACCTTTTCATGAAGCAGCAAATCTAGGATCTAGAGTAGTTGTAATTGAAAAGAAAAACATTTATGATTATAATAAAGTTGTTAATTCTGTAGCTACTGTTGTATTTGATACTGCAATAACTGAAATAATTGATGAAGATTTAGCAATCATTGAAGATGATCAATATGATACCATAGAACAAATGGTTACAAGTAGTGATATAGAAAATAGAACATTAGCTGTTGAAATGCTAGCTAACTGTAATATAGAAAAATCATTTAACATTGTATCTAGTTTGTATTGGTGGCATTATGATTGGATGAAAGCTACTAACAATTGGAATACAGTAAATGTAAAAGCTATGAGATCACGTTTAAAATCATATGAAGGTGGTCATGGTATGGATAATATTTATTCTTATAATAGATACATCACAGCCTTGACAGAAGACAGAAAATTAACTAAATTTGCTGTTGACAAAACCAGATTCTTACTCCTTAATAAATGTCTACGTGTAATGGTAGGACCAGGAGCTGATGTATTTAAAGTTGATTTAGAACATCTTGTATTAAAAAAAGAATATAATAACTCAATAAATGAATAGAAACATTGAAAAAGAAGAGCAGTTTTACTCAAATGATAAGTTTAAGTTTAGCTACTCTTCTTTAAATAAACTTTTATTTTCACCATCCTTATTTTATAAGGATTATATTTTAAATGACCGTGAGGTTAGAACAGATAAACACTTGGTAGAAGGCAAACTTGTACATTGTTTAGTATTTGAACCTGAGAATGTTGAGAACAAGTTTAGTATAACACCCGGTAAAGCACCATCAGATAGTGTTAGAAAGGTATTAAAGAACATGTCTTTACATACAGATGCAGAAAAGTTGTTTGATGTTTCATCTGAAATAGTATTGGATTCACTCAAAGAAATGAACTTGTATCAATCTCTTAAAACAGATGAACAACGTATTGTAAAGATTATGAACAAAGAATTTGAACCTTATTGGGAATTCTTGTCTAATACTAATGTTGATGTTGTAGATCAAGATACTTTATTAAAGTGTACAGAGCAGGCAGAGTTTATCAAAAGTAACAGTGATGTTATGGCAATCTTTGAAGAAGTCTCAACAGACTTTGATTTAGATCCAATAGAAACACATGCAGAGAAATATCTGAGTTGTACATTATCTAAAATGCCTTTTGGTTTACATGGTTACATAGATTATTATAAAGTTAATCATGATGAGAAACTTATAACCATATGTGATCTTAAGACTACAGGTAAAACAATTGCTGACTTTAATGATACAGTAGAGTTTTATAACTATTGGCTTCAGGCTGCTATTTATTGTAAACTAGTTTATGAAGATATAAGGAAAACAATTGATAATGTAGATGAGTATAAGATTGAGTTTAAGTTTGTTGTTATAGATAAATATAACCAAGTTTATACTTTTGAAGTTACTGATGCTACACTTAATAAGTGGGCGCAGGCATTAAGTAATGTAATAATGGCTGCAGAATATCACTACAATGAAAGAAATTATAGTTTACCTTACAATTTCTTAGTTGAAAAAGTTAGATTATAGTATGGGTATTGTGTATACAGATTATTTTCAAAAGAGTAGGGTCTTTCTTTATCCTTTATTAGAGTTAAAGAAAGGATTGGCATATGTTCCAAAGCAAACTTATATAGCTATGGATAATGTGCACTCTTTTGATGATTACAAATTTCTTTGTGAATACAAAGTTAAAATGTGTGATTCATTTGATAAATTCTGTAATAGATACATAAGAAAACATCCTAAATTTGATGAGTATATAGACCTGGGAGATAATCAACATTTATTTGTTTTTGATTTCTCAGGCTATAAAAGTGACTTCAATAAATTTGTAAAAGGAAACTATTCTCAATTTAGTTTAAATTCTAAAGTAATAATTATAGATTTCTTTAGTGATTCTAAATCTTCTGACTTTGTTGAAGCATTTTTATCACCGGAGGGATTTCATGAATTTTATGCAGATGAGCTAGATGTTGAGGTAGAACTTTTAGAAGATGTGTTTGAACTATGTAGCCCGCCAGACTTGATAAAAGAAACAGTTATTAATAAAAATGGTGCATTTCTTTCTTTATTAAAAGAATGTAATGTATATTTGCCTAAATAAAAAAAAATCAATATGTCAAAAATTGGACAAAATATGATGTTAGTGAATTCTAGTTTTAGAAATGCTAAGTCATTTACAATGATTCCAGTCAGTAATGACTCACCTTATACAGAAGCTATGTTTGACCCTACGTCAGGCATTTTAGCAGTCATCAGTAAAGTGATGAAACAATCTTACCACATGGTCCCTAAGTTAGATGATGACGGACAGCCCATGAGACTTAAGACTCCTAATCAACAGACAGGTAAAACACACAAAGAAGAAAGAAGATTAGTAGATACTTTTTCTGAATTTTATTTATCAGATAAAAAAGATATTGAAGACTTCATCAATATATTTGCAATCAATGCATCTTCTTATGATTATAAACAATTTTTTGTAGATGTTGAAGAAACAAAAGTTTCTAAAATCATCATGCCCGGTCAATAAGTAGCCTATACTATTTATTAACTAATGTAAAGGAGCCCATTAATTTGGGCTTTTTTTTTACCTAAATTATTGTTTATGAATAAAATAAAAATTGAAGATGTAATGGATATGAACATGTTGCTTGCTCTTACTAAATGCATGGGTGAAGTAGCACATAATTTAAAATACATACATGTACAAACAGAAAAACAGAAGCTTAAATCTGTTATAAATGCTACTAAGATGTATGAGAGAGAGTTAGAAAAAAGATTTAATTCTTCTCAAAGAAATGCTGTAGAAGATATATATGATGTAATAATGGATCTTATATTAGATGCACGGCAGACAAGTTTAGATAATTATAAAAAGTCAGAGTTATGAGTAAAAAACACTGGGTAATGGATTATGAAACGCTTTATGATTGTTTTACTGGTGTTTTTGAAAATTATAAAACTACAGAAACTAAGATATTTGTAATATCACGGTTAAGAAATGATCAGACAGAATTTATAAGCTTTCTAGAAGACAACATTACAAATAAAGAGTGGCATATATCCTATAATGGATTAGCATTTGATGCGCAAGTAACTCATTATATATTAGATAATGTTAGTAAATGGAAAGATGAAGAAGGTTTAGGTCTTGATGGTCATTTAGTTGCTAATATTATTTATAAGTATGCACAGAGATGTATACAGAAATCAAACAACAAAGAGTTTAGTGATTATCCACAATGGAAGATGAGAATAGGTCAAATAGATTTATTTAAAATGCATCATTGGGACAATCCTGCTAAACGTTCTAGTCTTAAATGGATTCAGTATAGCATGGATTGGCAGAATATATTAGATATGCCTATTCACCATGAAACTGAAATCAGAACTCAAAAAGATCTAGACACTATACTTGAATACTGTATTAATGATGTCAAGTCTACAAAAGAAATCTATAATAGATCAAGATCTCAAGTAGGTTTAAGAAAAGAGTTGACAAGTACATACAGCATTAACATGTTTAGTGCCTCAGAACCTAGGATTAGTAAAGAAATATTTGGTTATTATTTATCTAGAAACTTAAATATACCTAAAAGAGATCTCAAACAGATGAGAACTTATAGGGATACAATTAAGATTAAGGATATTATATTACCATACATCTCTTTCTCATCTCAAGAGTTTAAAGTGCTGTTTGATAGATTTGCTTCATTAGAAGTTAATGCAGGTAGTCTTAAAGGGAGTTTTAAATACAACATAAACTATAAAGGTGTTAACACACACTTTGGTTTAGGTGGTGTTCACGGTGCTATAAAGAAAGGTGTTTATGAACCAGATGATGATATGATGATTATGTCCTCTGATGTAACATCTTTTTATCCAAATCTGGCTATTAAAAACAAGTGGTCACCGGGTCATTTCCCTAAAGAAGAATTCTGTAATCAATATGAATGGTTCTTTGAAGAGCGTAAGAAGATTCCTAAGAGCAATCCAATGAACTATGTATACAAGATTATACTTAATTCTACTTTTGGTCTTAGCAATGATGAAAACAGCTTCTTTTATGATCCTGAGTTATGTATGAGAATAACAATTAATGGTCAACTATCCCTAATGATGCTTTATGAGCAAATTATGGAGCGTATACCGGGTGCTATTGCTCTTTTACAAAACACAGATGGTGTAGAAACTATAATACCAAAGGCTTTTTATGATGAATACATGCTTATATGTAAAGAATGGGAAGAAAAAACCAATCTTAATTTAGAACATGATGAATATCAGAAGATGGTCATTGGTGATGTTAACAACTACATTGGTATTAATAAGTGGATTGGTGTAGATATATCTACTTGGAGAAAACTTAAAACTGATAATCCTCATTACTTATTTAAAGTAGAGAATGATAAGTTTAGTTTTGCCCCGGTGAAACTTAAAGGTAGATTTGATTTTCATAACCTGCAGTTACACAAGAATAAATCTAAACTTGTTATACCAAAAGCAATCTATCATTACTTTGTTCATGATATGTTACCTGAAGATTATATTGATACAAATAAAAACATATTAGATTATTGTATTGGTGGAAAATCAAAAGGTGATTGGCAACAGGTTGCTAGACAAATAAAGAATGGTATATTTGATGAAGAAAAATTACAGAAGATTAATAGATATTTTATATCTAAATCCGGTGTAAAGATTCTTAAAGTTAATAAGAAAGATAATAGGGAGATACAGTTAGAAGCTGGTAAATGGTTGCAGACAATATTTAATGATATGCAATTAGAACCTAAGTGGGATAACTATGATATTAATAAAAAATATTATCTTGAAGCTATAGAGCAAGAGATTAATAATATTATTGATGTTGCTCCAAATCAATTAACACTATTCTAATGGCAAAAACAAATATAACAAAGAGACCACCTAAAGGGTCTATCAGATTTAGTATTACATTATCAGAAGAACAAAAGGCTGCAAAAGAACAAATACTTAAACATCCTTTTAGTTTTATACATGGGAACGCAGGTAGTGGTAAAACACTACTTGCTGTCCAAATAGCACTAGATCAATTTTTTAAGAGACAATACAACAAGATTATTATTACTAGGCCAACTGTGGCAACAGAAGATAATGGTTTTTTACCTGGCTCTGAAAAAGAAAAGATGGAACCTTGGTTGGTACCTATTAAATCTAATATGCGTAAGGTTTATAATAAACCTGAGCTTTTAGAAAAGCTTGAGTCTGAGGAGCAAATAGAGTTGGTTTCTTTATCTCATTTTAGAGGAAGAACATTTGATCACTCTGTTGTTATTGTAGATGAGTTTCAGAACTTAACAAGGTCTCAGTTTTCTATGGCTTTAAGTAGATTAGGTAAAGATTCAATGATGATTTTTTGTGGAGACAATCAACAGATAGATTTAAAAGACAAAAATTATTCTGCAATTAATGAAGTTGCTAAAATTACAAGTTCTCTTCATGTATATAAAGTTGTACTAGAAGATAACCACCGTCATGAATCATTGACTGAAGTACTAGAATTATTAAAAAACAATTAAACAATATGGATTATTTTGAATTAGAATGCGCAGTAGAAGACTGGGCTATGGAGAAAGGTATTCTTGCTAAAGCTACACCAATGGCCCAGGCACTGAAGACATTAGAAGAAACAACTGAGCTTTGCACGGCCATCAATGTTAAAGACCGTGAAGAGATCATTGATGCTATGGGTGATATTATGGTTACCTTGATTATTCAAGCTAAAATGCAAAACATTAGTTTGGAACAATGTCTAGAAAGTGCTTACAATGTAATTTCAAAACGTACAGGGCGGATGATTAATGGTCAATTTGTTAAAGACCATTGATTAAAGTTCAGAAAACCAAAACTTTAATTACCAAAACAAATAATAACAGTAGTAATTGCATAGCTCCAAACATCATATACGGATGTTTTGGAGGTTGTGTAGATACTTATTGTTATATGTCTAGATACAATGGTAAAAGAGTTTTTGTAAACAAGAACGTTGATGAGATTTATGAGTCTGTTGTTGAATGGGAAAGAGAATTTACTAAAGTCCCTGATCAACAAGATCCTATATATACTATGGTAGATATTGCCTGCAATTCAGACTTAGTACTGATGCAGAAACACATGCCAGAACCTTTGATTGATTATCTTAAAAGGTTTGATGATCACCCACAACTTAATAGTACTATGGCCACTAAGTATCCGGGGTTATTGAAGTTAGATGTAAATCACTTTAATAAACCACCACGGGTACGTGTTAGTCTTATGCCTCAGAAATATTCTAACATATTAGAACCTAAGATGCAAAAGATAGAGAGCCGTATAGCTGATATTAATAGACTCAAAAAGTTGGGCTGGGAAGTACATTGTAATTACAGTCCACTAATATTTTATCCCGGATGGAAAGAAGAGTATGATAATCTTTTTTCTATGGTTAAAGATGCTGCTGGTGAAAATAAATGTGAAGTCATTGCTTTAACTAATCACGTTAAACAAATGATTAAAGCTAAACCGGAAGCAAGAGAGTTGATGAGGAGATCTTATGAAATTAAGAATCAATCAGGAGTTATGAGATATCCTTTAGAACATAAAGGAAGATTGTTATCTGAATTTAAAGAAATTTATTCAAAGTATTTTTCTATAAAAACAATCAGATATATATTTTAATTGGTTATCCCATATAAAATAGTTATATTTACACTTTAAAAGTTTAAACTATGCGTTATAAAAGAGCAGTAGAAACAACACAAAATTATTTAGAAAGTCAACCTTTACCTAAACACGGTAAGAGTTATACAGTCATATCACATAAACAAGTGATAGATGACACAAAAAATTTATTGGAGAATAGTGGATTTACTATTCGTAAAGAATTATATAGAGCAAACATGAATGCCAATGTAGCACAAGGCATATATCATATCTATCCTTCTCAGACTACTGATGAAGATATCTCTAAAGAAAGAGAATTAGGGATGATGTTTGCCTGGACAAACTCTTATGATAAGAGTACAAGATTTCAGTGTGCAATTGGTGCATATGTTATGGTATGTAACAACGGTATGGTAGCCGGAGATATGATGAACTTTAAAAGGAAACACACAGGATCCGCAAGTCATGATATTAAAATGCAGCTGAGCAATCAGATCAAGAATGGTGAAGTTCATTATTCACGTATTCTTAAAGATAGAGATGCATTGAAGTCTACATTGTTAAGTAAAACAGAGCAAGCAGCTTTAGTTGGTAGACTATTTATAGATGAAGAAATTATAACGTCTTCACAGGTATCTATCATTAAGAAAGAAATTAATAAACCTTCTTATGATTACTTGACAGATGATAACAATGCTTGGAGTTTTTATAATCATGTAACACATGCATTAAAACTATCTACACCAAGAGATTGGTTACAAGATTCTCAGAACTTTCATGATTTTATGATGTCTGATGTTGTAAATAATCAAACAACTAATACTGAAAAATGGGAGCTAGTAGGTATCAATGGACAAACAATTGAAATTGATGAAGAACTAGAAAAGCAAAGCATTATAATTGATGAATGCATTTTGTAATAGCAATATTGTTAGCTTGTTTTTGCTTTTACGTTAGTAGTAGAAGTGAAGACTATTAATTATAGAAGGCCAACCAACTAAGAGTTTTCTCTTAGGCCTTCTATTTTTATAACCTTTAACACCAAAGAAAAATGAAAAAGTTTATAGTTTTTGCATTCAGCCAAC